GTTTCATGTAATTTTCCGTGACAAATTCGTGACAATTTATTCCAAAAAGCAGTCCCCGTGACAACTCCGTGACAAATCTTACGAATAATTAGCATACACTAGTCAACACAAAAAAACACCCCAGACTACTGATACTTAGTGGTCTGAGGTGTATTCTTCGGTGGTGGCGAAACCCGGAATCGAACCGGGGACACAAGGATTTTCAGACAATATACTATACACTATAAACAGTGGGATTGCGGGCTATTCGTGACAATTCGTGACAAAGACTTGCAATATTTTTAGAAATTGTTTTAGGTTTTAATATGGAAAAGAACGATAGTGAAGTCCTGCAAGAAGCAGTAGATGGCACATTGAGTGAATTCTTCGATGAGTACATAATCCTAGGAAAGAAAGCGGGAAAGAAGCAACGCATGGTCGTAGCTTCTGTAACGCCAGGGAACAAAGAAATGAAGGGAATCTATAAACTAGTAATGGATTGGGCGTATAAGAAAAATGAAGATATGGGACAAACTTGAACAATTTCCACCACCATTGGTGAGGTGTTTGGCTAGACAAAAGGCAAGAGGTAAAGCAGTTAGGGCGTTATCCGATCAGGAAGTAGCTATACAAAGTGAAGGCCTGACAACCCTAGAAGTTAGGGCGATATCCAACTCATTGTCGTGGGATAGCATTTCAATAGGAATAGCCCAAAAGTTCTGCAGGGGGTGCAGGTTTGATCCTTTGTCCGCAGATGATAGGAACAGGGCAGGAGCATACATGCGCTCTAACCCTCAGTTTACATTTCTACAGAATCACCCTCATTGGGAGAGTACATTCCTTCCACTGATCAAGCTTTACAAAGAGAAATGCCAAGAGAAAAAGCAATAAGCGATGAGGAGGTTGGAGCAGCCATGAAGAAAGCCAACCAGTCTAAACCTAAAGCAGCTGAAATTCTGGGTGTCACCCCCAACCACTTAAATCGGATTATCGGAAAATCAGATAAATTGAGTGCGTTGTATACTCCCAGTAAGGTTGGCGGTGTAACACCTCAACCCGTTGAGCTACTTACTAGGCAAGAGGATCAACCGACAGAGTCCGAGGTTGTGGCGGCTATAAAACCCCAAGGGGAGTACCTGAAAGGATTGAAGAAGTTAGGGCTCACGGATGAGACTATTACCTCAATAAGGGCTTTCGAGAAGTTCGAGAAGCATACAGGACTCCTAATGGTAGAAGCACTCAAGGGGTATTTAAGTCTGAATATTCAACAGAATATGCAGTTATTTGAGGTATCACAGGACTTAAAGAAAGACTTAGATGAGTCGGAGATGGATCCTGAGATGAAGATTCAATACATTAAGTGCTTGGCTCAAATATCATCTGAAATTGGCAAGGGGTATGATCGTTCGCTTTCTGGTATTAATATAATGCTAAAGATGCATAACGAGGAGCAATCTAAGTCCAAGAAGAAAGCAGGCTTCCAGCCACTCAAGAACTTACAGAAACTTAAAGCGGAGGCAGAAAATGAGTCTTAAAGGTACACAGATTCATGATCAGGTATTAATGGATAAAGCCCTGAAAGAATTTCGTAAAAAGGCTAAGAAGAAATTCATGGGAGGCATAAAAGAGCATAATCCTAAAGGGGATAAAGGTATGTGCATGATGTCAATGAAAGAGAGGGTAAAATGTGCCAAAGAGGAGGTAATGGACTTATGGTTTTATCTTTGCTCAATAGAGGATGGTATAGAGGATACAAGGCTAGTTCTCGTAAAGGAAGGCTTACTGAAGCCTAAGACAATCCTAGAAGAGCCACTTGCTATGCAGGGTCTTATCGAGAGGTCTGTAAGGGGTGAGTAAGCTTGATAAAGATTTACTGGCCGAAAGGCTAGGGCAGGCGGTAAATCAAGAGGAGAAGAAAGATACTCCCCCATGGACACCTAGTCTAACCCCCACCCAGCAGGAGATGTTTGATAGTTCGGCTCTTTACATACTTGCTTATGGCGAGCGTGGTACAGGAAAAACCTATATTCTTGGTGGTCATAAACTCGTTCGCCACCTATGGGAGAACTTCAATGCACTAGCAGTTCTGATAGTAGGTATTCGCTCACAGGCAACTATGGGAGGGGTGTGGCATAAGTTACAGACTGAAATCATGCCGTTATGGGAAGATGGTATAGGTATGCATGTGTCAGGAGAGAGGCAAGACTCACAGAAAAACTTATATATAGATGTAGGTAATAGATTTGGCGGGACAAGTAGGGTTGTGCTCATCTCTGTTCCTTATGGTGCATTCATTAAAGACAGGATTAAAGGTTTTGAGCCAAGTTATGTATTTGTGGATGAGTTGACCAACTTGGATACACCTGACTATTTTGATGCGGTAGTGCAACAGTTGGGTCGAAGACCCGGTATTGATTCTCCCATGCAATACACCGCAGCTTGTAACCCTGATGGGCCATCTCATTGGGTTTATAAGAGGTTTTTTGAAAAACCATTAGGTAAGAATGGCAAATATAATAAGGACTATTTTGTTCGCCACCTAAAGATTGAGGATAACATCAAGCACTTACCTCCCGGCTACTATGACCGAATTATGGAGGCAGTATCATCCGACCCCATCGAGGAAGCACGTATGGTTCGTGGTGAATGGATTGATAGACCTGCTGGTGACGCAATTTATAAGCCCTACTTTATTGAAGGTGTCCATATAATGGGCAGTGAGAAGCAAAGGTTAATACCATCTACAAGATATCCGATTATATGTGGGTGGGACCCAGGTTCTGTTAATAATGCCATAATTTTCATGCAGAATATAATAATGAAGGGTAAACCTGTGTGGTTGGTATTCGATGAGATTGTACATGTAAACAAACATATTCCCTATACCGTTCTAGTTCCTGAGGTCATGAGGAAGATGATGTTCTGGAATAAAGAGTGTGACCATGAATTTAACTTTATACATATATCAGATAACTCTGCCTTTAATCAGTTTCGGGCAAAAACAGGAAGTTATGATGTTAAAGATATAGAGCATATATCAATAAGTAGGGTGGAACACTTTGATGGACTAGAGCCAATAAAGTTGAAGGCAGCACCAAAGTTTAGTGGTTCAGTAGAGGCGAGGGTTAGGCTACTCGTAGCAAAATTACAGAACGAGGAGTTTATTCTGTCCGGCTCTTGCACTCACTTAAAGAAGATGTTCTTTAACTTAGTTTCCGAGCAATCAAGGAAGACATATGATCCTAATATAGGATTTAAACCAAGAAGGAGCATCTATGTTCATGCCCACGATGCACTAACCTATCCAATTATATATTACGATGCAGGACCAGGTGCATTTACTCAGGTTGGTAGTAAAACAAGTATAATGGAAATCAATGCTTGATTTTATGACCTAAAATATTAGATTCTATATATGGCAAACACATTACTTTTGGACACAACGGATGACGAAGCTACTCAAAATGCATTTGCAAATGTGGCTGAAGGTCAAACTGTAGAGGTAACACTCCAAGTATTAATTTCAGAGAAATCGGACAAGAGAATAGCTGGAACAGTGCGTATGCCAGTAGAGGATGTACGACGAATGTCATCAGATATAGATGACCAGAATGACTCTAATGAGGAAATCGAAGAAGATGATGACCTCGAACCGGAGTCTGAGATTCCTGGAGGAATTTTAAGAAGCATGATTAATGGCTAAGGAGTCAGTCAAAGCACCATCTGCGGTTGCTATAGAAATTCACTATAAAAGGTTAAACCTACAGGACAAATGGAACGAAAGAAGGGTAAAAAGAATCTGTGGTTTTCTTCGAATTACGGAACAGGAACTGGCGGCACTTCTTGGGATAAACGAGGATACTTTTTTCAGACAACTAGCAAGAAGGGGGATATCTATGCCAGCATGTATCCTTTTAACTATTTTGGAGGATCAAGTCATTGGGGATTTCGTAAATGACACCATTCCAAATGTATTATCAGGGGCACTAAAAAATGGTAGACTTAGACATACTTAAAAGATACGGATGCACGCACGATAGGTTGCGTGAAATATTCACAGAAACCGATGAATCGTCAGATAATTTCAGGATTCGTTCAAAGTTCGAAGACCAAATTGAGTCTCGTGTGCGCCAGGGGATATTTCATTCTGCTAAGAATAGTAATCTTTTTATGTCGGTAGATTTAGCTTGGGATTCGCTACCAATTAATAAGTCAACCATTCCGTTATTACAGTATGCACAAGGTAAAATATCTATAGAGGACACCGCAGAGTGCCTTGAGGGAATAGGGACTGCAGATCAATTTTGTGAGTATAATGATGAAGGTACATTAAAAAACATAAACCTACTTAGGTTGTATGAGGTTTCTGTTAACATCATACGATCCTATGTGACCCGAAGGGTGGCGGCACAGGTATCAAGATTCTCTAATCTTTTTCCATATTTTAAGTATGAACCTCGTGGTACTTCTGCTGAGGATAAGTTGAGGGCAGATGTATTATCCCAGAGGGTAGAGATGATGTGTGACCAGTTTAATTATAGGCATCTTTTTGGTCAGGGTATTCGGGATATGTTTATGTACGGTTTTGTTGTAATGTTTCCCGAGAGTGCTTGGACTAGGGCAACTACTTGGAGGCATAACAAGATGAAGGCCGAAGGTATAGAAAGTTATGTATGCAGGGAGGGTGTAGACTTTGTTAAACCTCACCCAACCAGAATCATGCATGACCAATCAAAACCTCTTGCTGATATTAATACAGACAACGGTCCTGACTGGATTGGCTATTGGGATGTATTAAAGTTTGAAGATATCTCTGACAATCCCGGTTATTGGAACACGGATGATATTTCATTTAATAGCAACCTTTTTGGTGCATACGACTCCCATAAAGAGTTCTTTAGTTATTACTTAGACCCAGAGACTATGAGGTTTCCTAACAGGAAATCGGAGTGGGCTATGAAGAATGACAGAACTGCAAACACTGGTGTTTACGGCTCTGAGGATGAGGATAAAGGTATATTTCTATCCAATTACTTCTGTAGGATAAATCCGGCAGAAGAGGGTATAGGGGATTATCCTCATGATGTATGGATGAAAATGGTAGTAGCTAGTGACAATACAGTGCTACACGCTGAGTTTCTTCCAAGTATACCCGCTATATATGGTGGATTGAATCAGAATGATGCAAGAATGGTAAACATTTCTGTAGCACATGAATTGATGCCATTTCAGGATCAGATGAATAATATCATGAATAAAATGCTCCATGATATGAAGATTAGCATGATGAAAATCTTCGCTATCGATCAGGATGCATTAGATGATGATGTTAAGGCATATATTCAGGATGCAATGAATGAGGGTACGATGTACACAAAACCTCATGCGTTATTCTACTCTGGTGCTAAGATGGCAGACCTAGGTTTAAATGCTAAAGATTTTGTATCAGTAATAGAGGTACAAAGTGAGATGGCGGCATCAGTAAATCAAGCTATTCAGTCTACTACACAGCTACTCAACTTAGTAGAAAGACTACTCATACTATCGCCACAGGAACTGGGGCAACCTGCTCCTCGTGAGATATCTGCTACAGAGGTAACGGAGATAGCAACAACTACGCAGGCAATTTATTCATTCATATCAGAAGGTATTGATGAGCTTCGTGCAGGAGCAAAGAAGATGTTATTCGAGCATTTGGTTTCCTGCAGTGATGAGGAGTTTCGGGTTCCCGTACAAGGAAGATACACTAAAGAGATTGTAAAGAATGCTGGATTCCAGGAGGCACCATATGGGTCGAGTTCTGACTACTTAAACCCTCAGGCAAAGAGGACAGTAATAGGAACGCCCGATGTACTTCTACATGAGTATAATTTCTCATCAAGGGATGGTGCGGAAAGAGCAGTTAATACGCAATCTGCGCAGACTCTAGCGGGACTACTTCAACAGATAGTTTCAGTTCAGCCAATTATGCAGGCAGTAGGCACGGAGAAGGTTCTTGAGATTATGAATGAAATATTTCGTCTCTCAGGTGCAGCTTATGACCTCAATGTGGAAACTGACACTCAAGAGGATCTATCTCTTGCAAACTCTCAATTTGTGGAGCAACTCAAGCAGACTGTTCCTCAAATTACACAAATTATCCAAGGCATGAATCAAGAGGTGCAAACAATCAAGGGTGCGCTAGCACAACAACCTCAACCTCAAGTACAAAGACCACCACAGGGACAATTTCAACCAGGAATGCCACCTCAGGAAGTGGCAGGAGTAGAACAACCACCAACTAGATAACTATGAGCGAAGAACAGGAACAGAACGAAAATGTTGGCTCGTCCTTAATGTCAGCACTATTTGAGAAAGTAGACTCTGCTGAACCACCGGAGGAGCAACCACAAGAGGAGCAACCACAGGAGTCAGGGGAATTAAGTGTATACGGATTGTCGGATGCGATTGAATTAGCTAACCAGAATAACGAGCAATCCGAAGAAACTACTCAAGATGCAAAGGAAGAGACTCCAGTGCAGGAGGAGGAAGTTGAGGAGTCTCTATCCAAGCTTGATAAATCTCTCTTCAAGGAAGTGGAGCCTCAAAGTATCATAGAGCCCGAGCAGGAACTCGAGAAAGAACCTGAGCCCGTAAAGCAATCCGAGGATGAATTAAGTTGGTTGACCCCCGAGCAGAATAAAAGACTTCAACTTGTTGATTTCGCAGAGCAAAACTTTGAGGAATATAAAGGAAAGAGGTCGGAGTATATTCAGTTCTTTAAAGACCAGAAAGAATATCTAGATACGAGATTACAGGATGACCCTGATGCGTCTCTTGATGATACTGATCATGACTATCAGAAATTCCTAAAGAGAAAAAAGCCTAAATTCACCCAGGACGACTTAGAGCGTGTAGTTGAGCTTAGGACGAGGAGACTCGCAAAGCAGGAAGCGATGGATGAACTCAAGCCTGAATTGGATGCAATTAAGGAGGATCAACGCAAGTCTCAGGTCAAGCCAGTGGTGGATTCTTTAAAGCAGAAGACGATGTCAGACATAAAAGACATGGTGCCTGAATTTATTCGTGAGAAAATGGATAGTGAGGGTGCTGAATCCGCATATGAAAGCAACCCTGTAGAGTACGAAATAGTGGACAGGGTAGTTACCACTCACCAGAAAACTATGTTTGCATTTCATGAGATATCTAATGGTCTCGCAAATTACGACCCATCCAACCGTGACCATGTAAGGTTAGCTGGGTTTCTTGATCAACTTGAGTCAAGTATGCCCGAAAAGGACGGAAGGAAGTTTGTGAGCCTTGCTGATTATCATAGCTTGTCACATAAGGAGAAATCTAAAGCTTACACATTGACACATGAGGAGATAGTTGATCATGCAAACAGTTCTGCTAAGAAATATATTACTCAGGAGTTGAATGCCTTTGAGGCTAAGCTGAGGAAATCTGGGTACACAAAGTCAGGCAGACAGCCTGTTCCTACTCAGCAAGCACCTACACCCAAGCCTGTTAAGCCTCAACCAAGGCGGGGGCCAAGTATGGCAACACCACAAGCGGAATCAACTCAAGCAAAGAATCCAGTTTTATCCGCTCTAGGTTTATAATTTTAGCAGGGCATAGAGTCGTATGATGAATACGAACGGAGGTCTTTTTGCGGTATGGGTTATGCCGTGTTTTATCCCTTTTCATTGAACACCTGCTATTATCTTTTAAGTCTTAAAACTTAATTTTAAAAAGAAAAAGAAATCTAAAATTTACAGAAAAGTAAAAAAAATTAGAAAAATTTAGCGAATTATCCGTTTGGTGGGATTTGTAGGTTATTATCAGAAAAGATGACCTAAATTCTTAGTTCACATTAATCAAACCAAACATATAAAATGGCAAATCCATTCGATAACTCGCAATTAGCGCAGCCATCTGCGTCTTCGAACGGCACTCTTTATAAAGAGACCGGTGCGATTGATGGGGCTACAGGAAACTTCCTGCCTCGAATCGTAAAAGTAGACGGATCGACAGGTTGTACACTTACTAACGCATCCATTAAGGGTATGACCCCTGCGGAATTTGAGGGCCTTGGGAACAAGGAAATTGACCTCGCTCGGGTAATAGCATCCGCAGCAGAAGCAAAAATCCTCGGAGTTCAGGAAAAAGGTCTACCAACTTTGTTGCGTAGTAGTATTACAAATATCAAACCTTTACTTAATCAACAGAAGGTCGAGACACAGTCTCTTATTCTTCCTTACATTCAGCGTCGTCAACGCTCCTACATTAACAGTAATTACTTTGCTGGTTCTGGAGGGCAAGCTTCCGCAACTGCTGGACAAGGTGGAAACCACCCAGGACTATGGGAATGTTCTGTAGATGTTGGAGACTCTCCATGGGCAACTGACATCAAGCTTATCAATCGTTACTTCTTACCAGGTAGCACCCTTCTTGTATCCTCTTGGGATGTTGACACGAAGAAAACTAAAGACTTGGTGTACAAGATTGTAAGTGCAGTTGATGCAACTGACGGTTCCGGAACTAAAGCAACTATTACACTTGAGCCAAATATCACAGCTGGTGGTTACAACGCTTTGAGTGCTGAGGAAAAAGAAGCTTATCAATTCGGGGTTGGTGTTGTTCAAACTGGAGCAAATTCTGTTAATGATTACGAAGAATGGTGCCACAACCAACCTTCCGATCTTTCCAATCAACTCATCGTAAACTGGTTGCAAACCAGTCGTGAATCTCGTGTTGTTGATGATCAGTACAAAGCTACTCTTGATTCCATCATGAGCGGTAAGGTTAATCCATTCCTTCAGAACTTTGTATATCAGCCAATCGCTGAACAGAACAAACGTGCATCTCAGTTATCTGACGAAGCATGGATGCGTTCAGTATGGTATGGTCAGAGAATCAATGAAAATCAGACTCCTGAGACTTACATGAATCTTCCTGCGGTTGTTGACCCAGAGGGTAGTCGTGACGGTTCTGCTTCTTACGGCTCTGATTGTGTACTTGAGTACAAGTCCAACGCTCTTGGTCTTCACACTCAACTTGCTGATTCTAATCGTATTGTTGACCGTCAGGGTCAAGCTCTTGATCTGGATTACTTATTCCAACAGCTCTACTACCTTAAACGGAATCGTGAAGCTGATGGTGATTCCATCTCGGTTATCGATGTTATGACTGACCGCATCACTGCGAATAGCATCTTCTCCAAGATGAATCAGTACTACAGACAGAAGTACAACTGGGAAGTCACTCGTAATGTTGAGATTAATGGTAAAGTCACTCATGACGGAATCATGCTTTTCAACTACAACAAGTATGACATTCCTGAAGTTGGAATTCAGTTGGCCGTGTTCCACGACCAGTACTTTGATGACCTTATCTCCGCAACTCCATCGAGTGACGGAACCAACAATGACTTCAAGTCCCGCTCACGCGCCTTGTGGTTACTTGACTGGTCCGACATCCGTATTGGTGTTGCAGGAACTAACTCGGTGACTCGTCGCAATCCATCCCCTGAGGTTATGGATGCATACCGTTGCCGGATGAATGCAGTAATCAAGGAGTACTCACTTCGCTCAACTACCTGGACAACAATGCTTGACCGCCCACAGCGTCACCTTGTTATTCAGAACTTCAGCGATGCGGAGCCTAGCTTGACATTCTAAGGTAGTCCCTCTTCGTTCGTTCCATAGTTAACTAATAGGAGGGGGGCACTGCGTATGCGGGGCCTCCCTCCTTATTTTTACACATGAAATATTTATATACTGATAATGCTACTCAAGAATATAAAGGAAAGGGTAGGGAGTACTACAAATTTGAAGCAGTCCAGACCGTATTTGGGTGGGTTGGTGTTTTTCGATGCAATGATGAACTCGCTAAGGACATACTTGAAGTTAATCCGATGCAAGTGCGTGAGATTGATGAAGAGTTTTACGCCCAAGTTGTAAAAAAAAAGAGCGAGAATCAAAATTACAAAACTATCCAAGTTTCGATGGATCCTACGAAACCAGTCCACGCAGAGTACAAGGAAAAAGCAGTGGATGCGGAGTTTGTGGAAGTTGAAGAGATTGAAGTTAGGGAAATTGAGGAAAAGCCAAAACCAAAGCCAAGGGCAAGAGCCAAGAAAGGTAAGAAATGACCAAGGAAGATATTCAGGAATTAGTTCCGGTACTTGGTGTGAATACTGGCGTTCTTGGCGTTGTGTCCCTAACTAGTATTGAAGCAATTCTTTCTATTGCCCTTCTTTTCCTTACCTGCATTTGGACATCCATTAAAATCTATAACTTATTGAAGAAATGAATACATTAAGGGAGCAAGACGGATATCCACCTAAGTACCCCACTATTCAAGACTCTGATGCACCTATCCTGGTAAGCAATCATGGTCGCATGATGGTGACTCAGTCACCTTCTGGGTTTGGTACATTTAATGTCATGTGTGACGATAAGTATGCTAAGCTTCCTTATAATGAGGCAAGTGAAGTTCGTCTCACAAATAATACTCAATATGAAATTGCGGTATCCAAGACATGGGATGAAGTGGTTTTAGGTAATTTTGATAATGCACCTTTTGAGGATGGTCGCTCTGTAAATGGAGTTGATGGTTGGGAGGGAAATGGAACAACCACCCCTGATGATCGGAATGATGAATTGCGAAGTCCTGTATTGGGTGTACTTCAGGGGAGACGCTCTGTTTTTATTAGTGGAAAACTAACTAAGCAAGCCCCTCAAGCTAATGATGGAAGTAAGATTGCATGCCTTTTCCGTCCAAGAACCAGAGAGCTAAATATTGGGCTAGGAATTTATGATTCAGGCAAGGACTTAAAGCTAGGCATCTACACCAAAGATGGAGTCTTTGGAATTAAGACACCAGACGGAGAGTATGATTCTGACATTAAGGTCGAGTCTGATGAGATAAGACTGGAAATAGTATTCGCGCCTTCAAGTGGACTGTATAAGGCATATGCATACCAAGGTAATGGAAGGCAGTTAATAAGCACAGGTACTGAACCAAATATCAGTAATGTACTGCTAAGCTACTCCTCGTGGAGGGTTGGTGCTGAGTGTGTGGATTCTATAGTAGACCAGTTCCTGTTTTATAAACTCAACAACAGTAGTCTAAACTTTGAACATATAATATCGGGTTCATCAGTAACCTATCCAGTAGTGAATTCATGCGATGAGATTATGATTAGGAATCTCGGCTCTTCAGTAGGGGGGTACGCAGATACTGAAGACCCAATATTTATTTCAGGATTTTACGCACAGTCATGATTAGTCCTGTACAGCAAACCAACACTCAGATTCTTGGACTTAATGCGGGAATCTCTAATGAGACACAGGAGAGTAATTTAAACTCACCGGGCGAACTGAGTGATGGTGTGCTTGATTCCATTCAACAAAACTATCAAGGTGGAGGTACGCATTTAGATTCTACGATTTGGAGTAACACCCTGAATGGCTCAAGGTTCAGACCTTACTTGGATGTTAGTATACATCCGTATGCAAACGCCATAAGACTACCTGTAGTTGCCAACGAGTATGACATCTATGCAGACTCGGCAACTTTCTACGAGGATGTAGAGATTAAGGGCAGTTTGGTGGCATCCGGAGGTATGTCAGGGAGCATTTCCTATGACAGATCTATCGAGACGGTAACTGGTGATAAAATTATATCATTAGGTGATAAGTCCAAGATTCTGAATATTGAACCAACTGGTGCTTCTGTCACTTTAACTCTTCCATCGACAGGAATACCTGATGGTTTCTTCTTTGAGGTAGTAAATTGCCTAGAGGGTAAGTTTACGACTCTCGTACCCGACCAAGGGCAATTAAAGGCTAAGGGAACAGGATTATCCCAACCATACTCTGCCTGTCATGTGTATAGGCACAACAGTAGTTGGTATGCGATTGGTGACCTGACTGCATAATGCTTGGCTATGTTACTGAGTCTGCTGATTACAACCTTCCTGTTGATGCAATAACACGGAAGCCACTTGTTGCTTTCTCTTTAAATAGATCAATCAGGGAGGGCTATAATGGCCCACTGTTTGAGGTTACGGGTGGCGATATTTATGAGTCTGACTTGGCTGATAGTGTGGGTGAAAGCGTGGTCAAGATATTCGACCAGAAGGTCAGGTACGACCATACGCCAACTAATGTAGTAATTCAGGGGGATGCCATCGTGGGTTATGACCCAACCAAGGGTTACTACTTAAATATGGGCGGGGGTGCATTTGGTGAAGTTGATATATCAAGTTCCATGCAAAGCGATGTAGGAGTTTTGGCAATATGCGACCCTGCGGATGACGCTAAAAGAGCACCAATATTCTCTGCATCTAATTCAACCCACGAGCTTTGCTTTGATATCGGGTCCGCATACATGAGGTTTGATAACTATAAAACCACCGATATTGATCAATTGTTTGGTGGGATGGATAGCCCCGATATAACCTATTCAGGGTACTCGGGTAACTTTTCTAGCACCATATCAATAAGAAACGCATCTGGGTTTAGTGGAAGAAGTTTAAGAAAAGTACCAATTGATACCATTGATGAAGTTTATATTGGCAGAAGTTCATCCAATAATTTTAAGGGTAAAATATTTGAAATGATGATTGCTGACTTTGTTATCCCAAGTGAATCGGTTGATCAGATATTCAGTGATTGGCAAAATTACTATTCATTGACCTAGTTTATGACCTAATATAATATATCACTATGTTCGAATTACTTACATTATTTTTAACAGGGGGCGGTTCGGCTGCTATGGGAAGTGTCCTCAAGGGTGTGTTTGGTGCCATCAACGACACACGCCAACAGAAATACGAACTAGAGATGGCGAGGGAGGCAAGAAACAATGAATTCGCTCTTAAATTTCAAGAAAGTCTTAATAGTGGTGATGGCGGTGCTTTCACTAGGGCTACACGCCGGATGCTCGCATTCATGGGGATGGGGGCAATCACCTTCGTCACATGCCTCACAGCAATTTATCCATCAGTCCCAATCCTTAGTTCTACCAACATCACAGGAGAAGGAAGAACGGAAATTCTTTTCGGGCTCATCAGTTTTCCAGCAGAGCAAGCCTCTCTGGTCATTACAACAGGACATCTCTGTTTATTCGAGTGCTCCGTAGTATTACCGATGATTGTCGGGTTTTATTTCACTCCAGGGGGTAGACGATGAAGTGGTCAGAGTTTCAGGATAAAGTAAGGGTGAACCTCTTGGTGGATGCAGATCGTAAGGGCAGGGGAATCCAAAAATATATTAATCAATTAATGGTTAGTGCTGTTGTAAATCTTCAGGATTATATCGATGCATTTAAAGCTAGGAATGTTAATACATTTTTTGCAAGTGACATGCTACCTGTTCCAACGGGTAATAATTCATCAGAGGTGCAGTTTACGCCTACTCATGCAACTATAGATTCTGTTGTAGTCTCTGGGCTTAAAGGCGATGATGATTCCCAAAGGTGGTTTTCTTATGTAGAGATTGTTCCATGGGGTTCTCGATTCCGTGTTATTGATGGATGCCCGACCAGGAATAGTGGATATGCGGGAAGGGTGACTTTTGGTGATGGCAAGCTATACTTGTGCTCCCCTTTGGTTGATGACCAAAAACTGTATATTTACTGGACTGGGATAAAGCAGAGCTATGACCCGGATGATTTAGTTATATATGATGATTCATCAGCTAAGGCAGTTGCTGATTACATTAAAGCGCACTTAAACCGAGAAGTGGATAAGGATGTTGGTTTATATAAGTCTTACATAGACATGTATAATAAGCAGAGACAGGAGTTACATAGAGTATGGAAAGACTTTAATCATACCACCGCAATAGATCATGCACAGAGTCAATCTACTGGTATTGGTTCTGGTGGGTTCACTATAGGATAGACATGACAATAGAAGACAAGCAGACCTTAAAAAGTTTCTTTGAAAGTGGGGATACGCCCACTCAGGCACAATTTGGAATTCTCATAGATTCCCTTCTAGGTATAGAGGAGGAGGTAGCAGACAACCTTAGCACTGATTCAGATGTACAGGCATTGTCGGCTCGTCAGGGTGTCGCACTAAAGACACTTGTTGATGCCATGGGTCTCAGGGTTTCCTCTATTGAGGAACTTAATGATACCACTCTCCAGGACTACTTACTAACTGCAGACCTTGGTGGCTTCTTGGCAGGAAAGTCTGATGTTGGTCATACTCACCTAGCATCTAATATCACCGACCTACTTGATGTTGTTTACAGTCAGTCGGAGGTGGATGCACTTATTGCTAATTACTCGGTGGAGTCTCATGGTCATGATATATCAGATATTAGTGGCCTCCAAACTGCTCTTGATAATGCTAATGATGCAAGCTTGGTAGCCTCCACTAGGAGTGATTTAGAATCCCAAATATCAGGTAAGGCAAATGCCACCCATAATCATACTGAGTCAGATATATCAGACTTAAAGAACTACTTGGAGTCTGCCACTGCTACCATATTGCTTCAGGGTAAGGCTGAAGCCACCCATACTCATAACGAGAGTCAAATAACAGACTTAGACAAGTACACTAAGGCAGAGGTCGATTCTCTTTTCGCTGGAGTGGTTAGTGATGGATCAGTTCCGACGCACACGCACACGGAGGCAAATATTACCGATCTGGATAAATACACAAAGGCAGAAGTAGATCAAAAGATTGCAGATGGATCAACTACTGGACTCCAGACTCACATCGATGCCACTAATCCACACGGGGTGACCAAGGCAGATGTAGGGCTCGGTGATGTGGAAAACTTATCAAGGGAGGGAATACTTAATGATGCTACATTAAATAACCCAACATTCACAGGTACAATAATCGGACTTAATGGTGCTGCAATTGGACTTCCTAATGTACCTAATGTAAATGTTCTTGAACTTCTTAATACCCACCTAGCAGATACGGCAAACCCACATGCAGTTGAGCTAGGTGACTTTGATGCATTTACTCGTGCTGAAACGGAAGCTAAAATACAGGAACTTTTAGAAATATTCAGAACGGTTCATGTTGGTAGTTTGCCCGCATCCGGAACTGGTAGCACAGGCTTAATCACCCAGAAGGATATCCACGATAGACTTAGCAATATAGAGTCGGGTTCATCAGGAATTAGTGGTGACCTTACGATAGGTGGAGAATTAAGTGTTCAGGGACTAATACAAGCCACTGATGGAAACCTTGAGCTAAAAGGTAAGGATGGCAATTTTCTTGTTCACATCAATGATGAGCTAAAGGTATCGAATGATACCACCATTGGTGGACCAGAAACGGGAGCAGGGGCAGACTTAGTAGTTTATGGTACAATCCGTCCAAACAATACGGTTAAAGCACTCACGGGTAATTTAATACTCGAAGGTGATTCAAACAGTGCGGTCGGGGGAGATGTTCAAGTAAATGATAAATTACAAGTAGCAGGGAATATCACCGCAACTGATGGCGATTTAACACTTGCAGGAAAAACAGGAGCCAAAGTTACAATAGATGACAACTTGAGTGTGACTGGTCACTCAAATCTTAAAGGCACAACCATAGGAACATCTTCGGCCAATTCCGACTTATCGGTAAATGGTAATACCACCATAAGTGGAAACCTGACTGTAAATGGCACGACAACATCCATAGACACTACTAACCTTGAAATTGAGGACAATATGGTTGTCCTTAATAAGAATCAAACAGGTAACCCTGCCAGCAATTTGCAGTCAGGTATTGAGGTGGAGCGTGGAGATAAAAGTAATGCACGATTATTTTTTGATGAAACCACAGGCAGATGGAAAGCAGAGATAGTCTCAGGGGATACAGTTGTGATTAAAACAATTGCATTCATAGAGGATTCATACTCGCAACAAGGATAAGATATGTCACTCCCAGCAGATTATACAGATTTAGATAACAACAGCACCTTTACTCATAATGAGACAAAGATTAAAATTAGAGGCACTAGTCCTCTTACTAATGCAGAGGTAAATGCAAACTTTGATCTACTAAGGGGAAAAGTTAACTTAGTAGGACAGGGTAATAATTCCTTAAAGGATGCATTAGGAGACACTATAGATGCTGAAGCATCAGCTCAAGCTGCGGCTCAGTCTGCCTCAACTGCATCCACTCAAGCAGGTCATGCATCAACTGATGCACAAACTGCAGTATCCGCAAAGAATGACGCACAAGCTGCAGCCAACTCAATTACGGGCTTAACAGCATCTACTGGAGCATCAGGAACTAGTGCTAACTACAATTCAACAAGTGGTGTTCTGACGATACCTCGTGGCGACAAGGGAGATAAGGGAGACACGGGCGACCAAGGAATCCAAGGAATACCGGGCTTAAAGGGAGATGACGGAGACCAAGGCATCCAGGGTATAAAGGGAGACCAAGGAGACCAAGGAATTCAGGGGATTAAAGGTGATAAAGGTGATAAGGGTGATGTTGGCGCTACATTTAGTTACGATTCATCCAGTAAGACTTTAACTATTTCCAGCTAATGCCAAGCAAGACCAAAAAGTTTATAAACCGCACACTAAAGCCCATGATGGGTGGTGCGTTGCTTGAGAACTTGTCGGGCGAGAGTGCCTCCGGAGAGCATTACACGAAAAAGTTAAACTTTAGGAGGCATCAGGAAGGTGAGGCAAGACGAGAAGGGTGGGATGTATTTAAGCCTTCCGGTAAAATACTCGAGGCATTCCCCCAGCTTTTCGCAAATCTACCCACAGATCATCCAATAAGATTGATATGTCAATTTAGGTCGGGAGATAATATTTCATGCTTGGTCATTATAGCAGGAGATACGATATACAGATATAAGCACGATCAGAACACTGAGTATATTAATAAAAATGCACCAGCAGACTGGGCACCTGGTCCCTACTTTGAGGAAGGTTACATAGCAGAACCCCCAGCGGATTTTAGATGGCAAGTGATAGGAAGCGGATTCCATCATATTGATGAGCCAGTAGAAACTGAGTACTTTGCTAACGAAGCGATTAACTGGGAAAGTGCGGTAGTTAACAGTACTCTATATTTAAATAATGGCAAAGATTTGCCAGTTGTTTACAGGGAGGAGTGGGAAGCAGTTATTCCTTTATTAGAGCTTAGGGAGAACCCTGCGTATAGGGTTGCCGCAGTTGGGACTATAGCGGAGTTTAATGGTTTCTTAATGCTTGCAGATATCCAGCAAATCAGAGCAGATGACTGGGTTGATTGGATGAAGGGCGATGACCCGTACGGAGCTGTGCTTGATAGCGAGTCATATAAGATTGGGGAAACTAAGGTTAATCGTAGTGCGTACTCAATTGTTTGGAGTTACGCAGGCGAAGGCATGAGGTATGGCACGGCTCTTTACGGAACCATGCAGAAAGATACAAATCAATTTATATCCAAATACCCGCTAAGGACTGAACTGGATGGTGGTTATGACACTCAGAATAATCACCCATATATTACATTTCCCATAGGAGAAGAAGTATTGATAGTTGGCGCCGGACAAACCATTGCAGAGATAGATGGAAATGATGTTGGGAATGTTCTGGGTTATAGTTCTTCTGATTTAACATATTCAAGAATTAGTATTGGGAGCGTGACTGATAATGGAGATGGCACTCAGACATACTCGATTGTCGACAAGGACGGAAATCCCGTAAATGCAGAATCTTCAATCACTGATGACGAACTTGCTACTCCTGTTGTGAATTCTGTCACTGGCTACATGGTAAGACTCGATTCAATAGGAAGAAAAACAAGTGTTGTAGATTTAGTTGATGACGGTAGTCGCATCCTAAAAATGAAAAATCTAGTAGATCGGTTAATGATCTACCGGGATACTGGTTACATGACTGCAATACGAGTCAATACGGAAGAGGTTTTTCAGTTTGAAAGGAGGTACACTGGTCCACGAGTTGTAGACCTAAGGAACACATTGATTGATGTTGCTGGGAGGTTTCATGTGTTTATGGGGTTTAATGGCATATACCAAGTGGATAGAGCTGCTTCTCAACCTAAGCTACTTCAACCCATGGAGAAGGGGACTAGGTTCTGGGAAGACTTAAGTGGGGAGACTGCTGAATCTGTTTTCACTGTAGACAATAGCGAAACAAGAGAGGTCTTTTTCTGTACACCAAATGAGACATTTGCTTTTGATTACGAAAATAATACCGTATCTGAGATAGATCAGGTTTTTACTGCGGGTTGCCAGATTATTAGGCCATGGACAAGTAAGAAGGTGGAGCATAGGTGGGTAGTTTTTGCTTTAAGTGATAAGGTTAAAAATATCAGTGCTTTTGATTCTGATGGAGAGGATATTTATCATTTTATGGTCAGATATGGTAAGGGCCCAGATGGCTATCAGGTATACAATCGGTATGGTAATGAGTATAAATCCGTCCTGCAGAGTGGACTCATTGATTTTACTGACCAGTTTAATGATAAGGATGTTAGGTCGTATGCACTGCATGTAGCCGAAAATACACTATACGGAACATCCTCAGAGGCTCAGGTTAAGGTAAGGATATCTGTGGTTCCAACATCTCAGGCAACCGTCGATGATATCACTGATGTAGAACTGAATGAAGATGGCGAGTATGAGTTTAGTACGGGCGAAAGGATAGAAGCAGAAACCCTACTGAGTGACCCTCGTTCCGAGAACATGATTCCTCTTTACTTAAGGGGACCATATTTCCGTGATGCAATAATAGTTGAAGGTAAGGACAACCCAGTAAAGCTGATCGGTAGAACATTTGAGGTAAGCGGGGTAGACTCCAAGCTATCCCAGACTGCTACTAATCAAGGATGATTGGTAATAGTGTAGCTGCGTCAGTTGTTGGTTCTGGTATCGCTAGAATAAGTAAGGAGCCAGATTTTTTGGGCCCCGATGAAGTGCCCATGCTTCCTGAGTTTTTGATCAATCAAGACCCTACGGAATCAGACAAGTACCATATTAAGATGAAGGAGTGGTGGGGTAGCGTGCACGAGAACCTCGAGAGGCTTACTCAGATGGTGGTTAGTTATCAAGTGGCTGAAGCAAAGGAGGTTGCAGATGGCGAGCTTAGTGCTGAAGCAGAGCGACAGCGGCGCTCACGTAATGAACTTGATGCATCACTTCAGGCAATTATCAGGGACTTAGACTCTTCTTTAACCGAAGCTATAGATGCTCATACTGGGAGGACTGATAATCCTCATGCTATTACTAAGGCCCAGGTAGGCTTAGGGAATGTAGAGGACACGGCTCTTAGTGCATATACCGTTCCTGCTAGTCAAACATCAGGATTTCACTCAGTAGCAACTAGTGGTGATTACGGTGACCTTAACGATAAGCCCTCTTTGTTTAGTGGTAGTTACAATGACTTAAGTGATAAGCCCTCTTTGTTTAGTGGTAATTATCAGGATTTATCGAACAAGCCTGTATACAGTTATGACGCAACCACTAAGACACTCAGTATTACAAATACATGAATATTGACTCGCACTTTTACAATTGACATAATAAATTAGGTCATGGCTTTACAGATTAACGAACTTTCCGAAGCAGATTTTGATGCAGGGGATATAGACTCTTACCTTAAGAGAAGTTCCTTGGCTGATATTATAAGTGCAGGATTTGTTACAGATGCAACACTCATGGCGTTTCCTGAAAAGTCAGGTAGCTTCGTTCATGACGGAACAGTATTTGATATAGAAGTAGACTCCCTGAAACACGCACTGGAGTACACCCATAGCAGAACCGCAATTGTTCATAATGGATTTGAGAACTTTGTAGCGGGACTAAATGAGGACACTCCAATTTTCTTTGCACATATTGCTAGTAGATCAGGGGGGTTAGCTTCGATCGAATGTGTTATTCAACAAGGTTCAGTAGGTATTGGTGAAAGCTTTGGCGTGCTTGAGACCTTCACTATTGCCGAAAATGAATTCAATCGTGGTAGCGAGTATATAGCCTCAGCCCTAGATAAGGTATCTATAGGTGGAGTGGAGTATGACTTACCTATGGGCAAGTTTGGTAAATCTGTACCTAAGAATCAAACCTCTGAGTATCCTGGTGGATCTATCTTAATTATCGAGGCGAAGCCTCTATCTGGGTATCAATTTTTAAAGTGGGAGGGCGAGGACACTAGCGAGTATCCAATGCTTAATCTGGAACTAGATAACAATCTTTATATAGAGGCTACTTTTACGGATGAGTGACACGTACCAAAATTTTCCATCCACAATAGTTAAGCTTACGACAGGGCATAGTTTAACTAATGGAACTTATTCTATTGGCGCTAGTAATATCGCCCAATTTTCAAGCAACCTGTTATTGGTACGCAACTATGGAGATATAAATACGATAATTGTTCTTCCTGAGGAGTATGACTACGTAAAAACTGGACAGAAGTTTCGTCTAGCAATGCTTATGGGAGCTGACCGAAACTCCGGTCACAACTTCACCACATCGGCATATTCTTCTCATCCTTCGAGTTGGGGAGGGGACTACATTTGTAATGTAAGTTCCGATATGTCTGGCGAGATATCAATCGATGTATCACTTAATAAAATATCTTCGATTAATAACACCAACTGGACGATATATGCGGTATTTAATTACTCGGGTGACGGCTCTGCGAATGGGCCGAACTCAGAAGCATGGTATTCCATTAAGGGGGATAATTCTATCTCTGGCCCCGCAGGTGATTACCAAGGTATTGGGGGTGCTTGGGCACATGGTGTGTATAGGTATCAAGCAACACAGGGTCTCACCACCCCCCACTTTCAAACTATAGCGGGCGACACTGGTGAATCAGACACAGAGAAGCCCATCATATCGTTAACAGGGGATGCAGAAATCACACTTACCGAAGGAGCCACATACACCGAGCAAGGGGCTACATGGACAGATAATGTAGATGGAGCGGGTGATGCTACTGCCTCAGGTTCAGTGGATACCTCCACGGTCGGTACATATACTATTACATACAATTATACTGATGCTGCAGGGAATGCATCAAATGCAGTAACTCGTTCAGTAACGGTAATCTCTGACGAGTTTGTAGTGGGCGCTCAGATAAGATTCCTCACTGGAAAAACTTGGGCCAATGGGGATGTAACACCACAGGGTACAATCACTCAAATATCCTCAATTGGCACTACTACATTCCAGGTAAATGTAAGTGGTGGCTTAAGAAATATATCCATGTCGATTGAGGGTGATTTGTGGGAGTTTGTTACAGACTCTGATTCTGATGGAGTAGATGACACTATTGACTATTTTCCGCACGATGGAACTTACACGCAGACAAAGGAGGAGCTTGATGCGTATACTACTGCTCCTAATGATGAGCTTGTAAGTGGCGACATTATAAGAGTACTCCAGACCTTTAGTAACCAGTCAGGGCAGTCAACTTTTTATCAAGGGGAATACTATGTAGCCGTTAATGTAGACAACCCTAATGGTAGGTTCTTAATTAAAAGAGAAGGTGATGCGTATAGGCATGTTTACTTTAGCGGTGCGAACACAAGAGGTATTGATTATGAGATAGTTAAGGAAGTTGCGGGTTCTCCACCTGCTGCCTTTAGTGTTCCTGACCTAATTGTAAATGAGAACACGGCAGTCAATCATGAGGTATCTCCTTCTGGTGGTGATTGGACTACAACTGTTACAAATTTAATGTCTCCACTTACGCTTTCTGGTAACTACATTGTAGGAACAACTCAGGAAGTTCCAGGATACAAAAATGTAACTGTGAGTGTTGCTCAAACTGCTACAGTCACAAGAACTAATAGCTATGGGTCCACCTCTGCCCAGCTTGATATTTTAGTATTAAATACCACTGAAGAACCTACTGACACAGGTGGTAATGACACAGGCATAGACACGAGTAGTATACTTTATCAGATCGGACAAGCAGTTAAGGCAGCTGGTCAAAGTGGTGGTGGTTCTGGCACTGGCGGGGCAACTGGAACATTTGCCGATTTTCAACAATCATTTAGTGGTGGTGATGATGGTTCTAATGACAATGACAATGACAATGACAATGATGATGATCCACAGCCACAAACATTCAAAATATCTGTATTTGATACCGAAGAAAATATTATAGGCAGAACAGGTGACGACACTGGCACAATTGCATACGGAACCGACACGAATGATTTATATATATTAAACAACAACGGCTTCAATAAGTGGAGTCATTATCAAGATGAGTAAGCTATTAACAACAACTTCTGAGAATCGACCTGAATCCCCCGAGCAGGGCGATATGTATTTAGAAACGGACACCAATAGGGTAATCATTTGGGACGGCTCTTTGTGGCAAGTATACAATAGGGATTCAGTGACTCAATCCACGGGAGGGGAGGATGAGCTTCATTACGCTCAAGGTATATACAGCAATACCGATGCAAACTATTATTTGGCCACTTCGCCAATATTGCATTTTGATTCCCAGCATGTCGATGGCGTAACTAGGACTGATTTAAGTGATGGTGACCATATCCCTGTGTGGAGCGACAGGACTCATGCGAATCATGCTTACTATGTCCAATCAAGTAACACAGCTTATTCCAACTGGGAAGCAAGTAGACTAGGTGCCGGCTTAGGTGGGGTTAAGTTATCAAGTACCTTTTTTAAAAATAATTCAAATCCAAATAACCATAGTGGTGGAACAGTTGGTTCAGCACCGGAATATATAGATGGGGATGGTACTTTATTTTGGGTCATAGCCGCTAATAATGCCCAACAATACATAACCCCCCACACTTATAATGACTGGTATAAATCTAGTAGTGGTCAGAAGTTTTTCGGCACCACAATGGCTGCTAACTATGGTCTTAGCACTACTTATTGGGGGAGTGCAACTAGTGGAACTGGGCCCGCCTTATTTATTGGTGGGCGAAGTGGGAATAGTGGTAAGGTGTGGAGGGCAGATGCTAGGACAGATACAACTAAAACCCCACTTACTATCTCAAGCACTGCTAGTGGTGACATTCGGCAATTAGGTCATGCTTATGCGATGACTATGTATGAGGTCATTTGGTTCGACTCTCTACTTCCTATTGGGGAAATCAATCTAGTTAAAAATTACCTTCAGAATAAATACGCAGGTATGCATGATGATTACTTCCCTGCCTCTGGGACCACCGCCGATTTACTTGAATGAGTACTAACGAAACAGATTTATTTAAGCTCGGGGAAGTTCTTCGCTCAGAGTTTGATTTGTATGCAACTAAGGTTAGCCTTGGCAATATAGGTAGTGGCACACAAGGAGATAAGGGCGACAAAGGAGATACAGGCGACCAAGGACCCGCTGGGCCAGCAGGGGCAGACGGAGCACAGGGACCAGCAGGGCAGGATGGACAAGACGGAGCACAGGGACCCGCAGGACAAGACGGTGCAGATGGCTCTAATGGAATCGATGGCACGAACGGGGTTGATGGTGCTGATGGTGCAGATGGTGCAGATGGTGCACAAGGACCCGCAGGGCAAGACGGGGCAGATGGTCAAGATGGTCAAGATGGTCAGAATGGACAAGATGGTCAGGACGGAGAGGTTGGGCCACAAGGTCCCGCAGGTCCTGCCGGACAGGATGGGACTTCAATTGAAGGCTACACTACAGAAGAATTGCCAGGAAGTGCATCTAATGGAACTATAGCATTCGACACCACAATATCTGCCCACACTTACTTTAAGGACGGAAGGTGGTTGAAGTTATCTGATGATACATTGGTAGCAGATAGAGTGGTAGAAGTTTACATTCTCTCAGGTCAGTCAAATGCAGGAGGTACAGCAAGTGCAAGCAACCTTTCTAGTTATACTCAGCTTGATGGCGAGGGAACATTAAGTGACACAAGAAGTGATATTTTATTTTCAAATAATCATAGCTCCGACCAGTCGGGTACACCCGGCTCTCTCAATCCTGGAGGTTCGCACGGAATAGAAGCTTCTTTCTTAGATGGACTTGACCATGTAAGAGTTAAGAAACAATTCCTGGTTAAGTACTCCTCTGGTGGCTCCTCAATTGACACTTGGGATAAAACTCAAAGTGTTGCCGAGGTTGGTAGTGGTAATAGAAATAACTGGGATAAATTAACTGCATCCATAGACAATGCAATCACTTGGGCTACTAACATAGGGTACACGCTTGAATGGAAAGGGTTCGTGTGGTGGCAGGGCGAATCAGATAGGGAACCCAGTAATGCCAACGCAAAAGCAGATTATAAACTTAAATTACAGACTTTAATTACTGATGTTCGCACTCATGTAAACGCGCCTGAATTACCTGTTTGTGTAATTGAGGTTGATAACAGAGTTGCTGATGATGCTAATGGTTTAAATTCTGTATCTACTTCTGGAATGTCAGAGATACAGGACGCACAGTCTGAGGTAGCTGATGCAGATGCATATGTTGAGTTTATTGAGGTAGCTCCATGGGAGCATTTAATGGATTGGTCGGGACCGAATGGCGGTGGTAAGTATGATGGAGTACATTGGCAGACCGAAGCATATGTGGGTGTCGGCTATGCTGCGGCAACTAGAATGGATGACATCATAGAGGGTAACTTGACATATGTCCCAACGGAACCTCTCCTATGGTTAGATGCTAGTGATGAAACAACAATCACTGATAATGGCTTAGCAACCAGGAGGGTTAGTCAATGGAATGATAAAAGTGGTAATGGGCATCACGCAATTCAGCCGTCAAGTAGCAAGCAACTAGCCACCGGAATGCTTTCAGTAAATGGATTAAATGCAATCAGGATGGAAGGCGGTGGTAGGGATATGTACTCCCCGACCCCAGCAGTTGCAAACTGGCAGGACACTTATATAGTATCTCGATGGGATTATAGCGCAGAAACTTTTCCTGACTTCGTAGGTTTGTTTACAGGTACTATTAATACAGGTTCAGATAATGGCATCCAAGGACGTAAAAATACTAAACACCTGTACGGTACAGGCTGGGGTGATAATCTTTTCATAAATGGATTTGAAAGTACTACAAGTGATGTCTTGCCCACTTTAGCTTCAACTAATCTTATTTCACTTTCTTCTAATTACCCTGTGGGCGTGAATGGTTATTGCATAGGTAATGACAGGCGTTTGGGGCATCGTAATTGGCGAGGACCAATATGTGAGATTATTTCATTTGCTAGAAAACTCCCTGAAGAAGAAAAGTTAAAGGTTGAGGGATATTTAGCACACAAATGGGGCATAACTTCCGTATTGCCTACAAATCACCCATACAAATCAACTGCACCATGAAGTACTATATTTTAGATACTAAAGCTGAGTCAGATGAATGTTTAGCAAACTGCTTCAATGCTTGTATGAATAATGTCCCTAGTGGTGACTACAAGTCACAAACCACTGCCTGGGCAGAAGAGCAACAACGCATAACAGACAGCAAGTATATCGTGCCTGTATGCCGCGAACCTTGGAACATTTGGATACGCCATAGAAACCGCAACTGATGATTGGTTTCCAGAGATTTCAACTACTTAACCAACTAATACAATGCCAGCAGACACAACCTCAATATTCTACAAGATTGGTCAAGCGACCAAAAATAACATAGCAAGCGCAATAACGGCACTTAAATCCGCTAATAACACCTGGACAGGTACAAATGATTTCAAGCAGAATGTAACTGTTGGTGGAGCAGGGTCAGGTGAGGCTAAGTCTCTAACCATTTATGGGGAGGCATCCACTAGTAGTAATTTTACGGTGGGTGGGAACTTAACGGTAAATGGAACGACAACTTCAATCTCTACTGCTAATACGACAATTGAAGATAATATTTTAGTTCTCAATAAAGGGGCAAAGGAGGCAAGTAGTGATGCACCTGATTCCGGATTATTATTTGAGCGTAAGTCAGGAGTAGATAATGCCACATTTTTGTTTGAGGAAACTAATGACAGATTTGAATTTGGTACAACTTCAGCAGATGGGTCAGGCACGAATGTAGACACAGTATCCTTGGGTAAGATTGCGGTTAATGATGTATTGATTGGAACCCGAGCATCTACTCAAGCACTTGGTGATTTAGCAGACTTTAACGCAGGACTATCTGCATAGAGCGATGTCAGTAGATAAACTACTTCTCAATCTTGGCACGGCTCCTACGCCCAGTGCTACAGACTCTGTTGTACTTAGAGAGTTCTCGGGTGGACCAATAGCTCAGCAGGATGCGGAGTATAACTTTATCAATATTACTGATCGTGTAAATAAACTGATTGATAAGGACGATACCAAGGAGGATTCAATCACTACAATTATCGACGACTTAAATACACTCGACGGTAAGATTCAGGCAAATACCGCCAATATACCTGTATTCGAGTATAATGCGGATACTAAAACATTAGTAATTACATCAGCAAATGCCTAACTTAAATATAGCTTTAGGTGATACCAACTCAGTAAAATGGGTGGATGGCGGTCAGACTCATGACCTTGACTATCTTATACTCAATGGAGTTACTATTTGGGAAAAGACAATACAGTTCACAGGTACTGCAACTTACGATCCGATAACCAAGGAAGTAACTTATCAAATCAGTGGTGACCGTATTGGTGGTTTCACTAAGTGGAGTATCCAGGCAATAAGGCAGTCAGATAATAATGATGGCGGTGAGGTATTTATTACTGATGGAAGTACTTCCTATAGTGGAGTAGTTGGTGTGGATTCTGATGGAATATGGGATGTGACATTCAAAGGCTATATTGGCGATGATGTCAGAGGCACTACAACAGACACAGTATCAGTAGCCACACCATTTATTGAGATAACAAGTGTGGTGGAATTAGTGCCCACAAATGATGGAATATTAACAGAAGTCGGTGAATTTCTAACAACAGAATCAGGAGAATACTTAGAACAGGAATAAATATGAGCACAAAAAAAATATCAGAAATTACAGACAAAGCCACTTCTACTGAAGTAAGCACTGCTAAAATAGTAGCTGCTATTCCAAGTGGTGATGGACATGTTACAAAATATCTTGAAGGTAGTCAGTTCGATTTCAGTTCAGCCGAGCTTATTTTTAACACATTTAATACTACGGGTATATACTCGGGAAGTACTAGTATGTCGGGTCATGCCTCTACTTTAAACCAAGCTGGGTCCATTACTGTACTGCCCGGCAAAACCTACAGACTGGTAAATGCAAGCTTGGCCAAAACCATAGTGCGGCCCCGACTCCGACTTGCCCCTCAATGAAGACCGACATTATCATGCCATGAAGATTGGTTGGGATGTTCCTGTTATCCCTGACTATAATAGGAGTTTAGATTCCATTGGGGCTTTCGCAGCTGGTACAGGCCCGTATAGCACACTCATGGCATATGCATACATTTTGAATAATCAATTAAGAATTGTTCATACATCATCTCGATCTGATTATTTATCTGCAAGAGTCTCGTCTTGCTTTGCGGTGATTTAATTCATGAGCACCCACAGAATAAATGTAACCTCCCGTAACTGCGACCATTGGTCTTGGTCATTGAATGGCGGTCCTGAAAATATGATGCCATCAGGTTCTGACCATGCGGATATTTCTGTATACGCTGCCGCTAATTTACCTGCAGATTACCATTTCAGCCAAGCAAGGTGTGATGGTTATGCGGATTTAGAAAGTTACAGGTATGATAATGAACACTATATTGTTAGGTATGTTAATTTCCTACCAGCCGAGGAGAGAACGGTAGAGGAGAGTAATTTATTAGGTCGCTCTTCAGCGCAAACCCTAGTGCATGAATTTTATTGTTATGGGTCTAGTGATACATTTGTAACAAGTTTTGGCCCTAGTAGTACACTTGATGCAGAGAGACCTTTAGATTATACACCTGCAGCTTTATCAGATTTATTTAAAACGGATATATGTGTGGGATACATAAAGTGGTATTACCGAGACGCATCCCCATATAAATCCTCTTCTGATTCATCGGTTAAGCTTAAACTCCACAAGCATTTAATGGGATATAGTGACGGCACATCCCAGCATACACTAGATGAGCAGCTGACAAACTACGGGTACGCCCTTGGGGGAGTGTCTAATCAGAATTATAGAAGTTACATACATCCTGAAAATTGTTGGTCACATAGTGGCCTTCCTGAAGAGCATTTAGACGAGTACGCCATCAGCTCCGTGTACGCTCACACGACAAATAGCATCACCAATTCGAGTTTCGACACGTCTGCTCTATATGTTGTAAATAACGGAGCTACAGCAGAACATATAGCTGCCGCAGGCAATGTAGTATTTCCAGGTCAAATTGCAATTTATCCAATTAAGAAAATATGAGTAATGCAACAGTAACAGTAAGGGGACATGATGCATCTCATAATACCCTTGTAGCGGATAGTGTGGCAATAGAAGGGGTAGATATAAGAATACCTGAAGCTGCAACCGCGCAACGGGGACTTGCTAGTAAATTAATGACCGGGGAAGGTGATTTACAAACATGGCTTATTTCCGGCGAGATGGAATCTGAGGGTTCTACAAATTTTGAATCATCTGAAAGGTTTTTTTGCAGGAGAGCAGAGAATGACAGTTATTTTAGGATAGGTCATGGATACTGGTCATCGACAGATTCATTCCAACCAGCTTCTACAAATAAAGGATATGCAAGCTGGATGGGTGGTGCTGAATATCCAGAAGCCAATTATCCAGCGGAACATTGGATAGGGCCTCAACCCGAGTATTTCCCTGATGGGGTCTCAGATCCTCCCGCATTTGGAACACCCACTTGGACTGACTCACCCCTATCTAATGGAGTAGACAGAATAGACTTCAGGGAAGATGCGAACGGTTGGTTACAATGGAAGTTTTCAGGAAGTAATGTTGATTTTGGTTGGTATGATTGTTGGGCACGACCCGAATCCTATAATATTACAAACCCAACTCACTCACAGTGGAACCTTGGGGTAACCCCAAATCACCTAGGCTTGGAGCTTCCCAAAAGCCGACGAACTTTTGAGGGCGAGACATCCCCTGATGGGGATTGGGTACATCCACATACTATTTTGGATGATGGCCTCAAGCAGAACGTATATCTCTCGTACTATAGTCATTACTATCTAAAATTGACACAACCAAGGTGGATGAATCCCTCGAAAATGCTGTACGAGGGTTATTATGCGCCGGGAAAGATTGCAGGTTTTCACTTAATGGAATTAGCTCCAGGTAACCACGGAGTTTGGTATCGCAATCAAAGCCAACCGTTCATGGCTGGTGAGCTACCTTACAGGTTTTACAAGTAGTGAACATTATTACTTATTGAACTTTACTTAGTAGTAACTTAAAGTAAGTTATGACCTCATATATTAGTTCATGAATTCATTGGCTGAGAGGAAGGAATTCCGTAACTCTATAACTGAGTTTCATCGTGAATTTATTGAGCATGATGATGTGATGACTGGGGATGAAGTGGATGAGCATAATCCACTTACTCATACTTTCGCAGATGGATTATACATTAGAGAAGTAAGGTTTCCGGCTCATGAGTTTTGTGTTACTAAGATTCACAAGAAGAAACACCCATTCTTTTTACTCAGCGGAAAACTATCCATTCTATCGGAGCACGGGAAGGATACCTTCACTGCTCCCCACTACGACATAACCTTACCAGGTACTCAAAGAATAATCTACACCCACACCCCTTGTACTTTTGTTACTGTACATGCAACTAAAGAGACAGATGTAGAAAAAGTGGAAGAGGAAGTAATCGCAAAGAACTTTGAAGACCCAGAGATATCTGAGCACGACCTTAAATTATTAATGGAGGAAAATTAATGGCATTTATAGCAGCAGCAATTATTGGTGGAGTAGCAATGGGAGGAGCATCCTACCTGTCTGGAAGAAGTGCGCGTAAGGCACAGAATAGTCAAAACGATGCTAATGCGGCTATAGCGGCAGAGGCAAATGCGATGGAGATGGAGAGATACTATCAATCTCGTGGTGCGGCTATGGGTGCGACATATGATGAGCTGACTGCCAGACCTGGGTCTTCTAATTATAATGAAGACCTGAGTATGTTTAATCCTGATGGGTCGGCAAAGAAGTCTGCGGTACTTCCTCTATATCTGTCCGAGCTTGAGGGAGAGATGGCAGAGGACTACCAATCATCCTATGGTGGACTAAAGGAAAGCTACGATGGTATGGGTGAGTTCAATAGAGTTCAACAAATCAGACAAGGACTCGCACCATCAGAGCAGGGATACCTACAAGCAGTAAATAATGTATACGATGGCACCGAGCTGGCTGAAGGTCGTGGATATTTAGATACTATTCTTAATACTCGTGAGCAGGGGATTGGGGGTGTCAATTCAGCTCAGGTTGCCGGACTTCAAGGCAAGTCAGATGCTCGGTTTACAGGTGCTCAAGCTATGGGAGATGCTCGATTAACTGGTGCGGACTTGAGTGCAGGTGCTAGAATGATGGGGCTTGATGAGGTTCAGCAGGCAAGACTTTCTGCATCACAAGCAGAGGCGCAAGCAATTCTTAATGAGGGCCAAAGGAATGCAGCTAGGCAAGACTTTACAGGAAGAAGTGGTATAATTGGACAATCTGCCAACTCACTGGCACGGATGCAAGAAGTGAATATGCAGGCATTAGCGCGAGCAGGTATAAATGCAGCCAACAACAGGACTCTTAATGCGCAAGATGCGGCTGATGTTTATGAAGCCAATGCATTAGACTTAGGCACGGCATATCTTGATAATGCCACAGATGCCAACAGAGTATTTCTTAATAATGCAACTGATGCTGACTTAATTGCAACTGGTACTGCGAAGAGACTTGCGAACGCAAGAGAGCAAGATGCGGTATCTGACATGGCACTATATGAGCAGAATCTTGCGAATAGAAAAGATGGAGCACAAATATCAGGAGCGTTAAATACAGTATCTAACAACGCAACTGCTGGACTTAATACGGTATATGCAGGACAAGATGCAACCAATCGATCCATTAGGAATGCAGGTATGCAAATTGGTCAGGGTAGGACTCCAGAAGTAAGTGTCCCATCCTACACGGCTCCTGTGAAAGAAAGCTTCCTCGGAAGTGCAATGCAAGGAATCTCGGGTGGAGTCAGTACCTACCTCATGGCGAATGCAATGTTTCCAAATGGAATGGGTGGGGGTACAGGGACTGCACCCAAAGGCATGACAACCACACTTAGTAGAGGAGTGTAAGATGGCAAAAGTAATTGGAGCAGAAGGGCAAAGAAACCTGAATTATGCTCTTCGCAGAGAAGAGGAAAAGAAATCCAATCAGGATAGTAGAAATGCGAGACAACGCATGGCATTGGGCAGTAGTTTGTCTAAGCTTTCAATGGATCCTGATATCGATGACCCCAAGCTTGCCTATCTTGGAGCTGCAACTATGGCAGACCCAACAGGAATAATGGGTGGGATTGCGTCTGCATTTGGTGCGGTTGCTCAAGTAAAAGCACAGAATCAAAAGCGTGATGCTTTAAAGTCCAGAAAGGAATCTGATGCCAATGCTGCAGTCGTTCAAATGAACGAAATATATGGAGCTGATGCTTCTGAAGGAATACTGGAAACCCTAGACCCGGGTGGTGACCTTAGGAAAGACCCTGCTTGGGTAAAGAAGGCGATGAGTATGCTAGGTGAGCGTGAGCAGAGAGAGCAAGACCTCAAGGATCAAGAAACGAAAGACACTATTAACGCACTTAGTATTAGCTCATCGACTGCTGATATAGTGAATAAGGGTTTAACTACAGATTTAAATCAGCTAAAAATTAACGAGGCTTTAATACAAGAAAAAGAGCGAGAGGAGCGCAATCAGCAATGGAATGAAATGAAGCCCGGAATCGAGACGGCATTAATAAATGCTGGCGTACCACAGGATCAGGCAAAATTTTTATCAAGCAACCAGCAGTTTGCTTCTGCTTTCTTTAATAAAGAAATATTGGCAAAAATAGATGACGACAAGCGCAGAAAAATGTACAGGTCCGATCCTTATCTCAAGGAAGCCTTTCCGTCTGAGGATATGTTTGTAAATGCAAAGAATTATTCCCCGGAGGTAACCACCCACCTGCTTGGCGAGTTGTCTGCTAGACCTATGTTCGGGGCTGCTCAAGGCATGCAAGTTGAGTTGTCTCGTAACCTCAATGCAATGAGGGATATACAGGGCCCAACAAGAATCAAGGCAATCAATCAACTATATCCATATGCTGATGCGAATGGAAGAGAGACTCAGGAATTTAAAGAGTGGTATGTAAATCACGCACAAGCAACACTTGGTATTGAGCTAAAGGAGTTTAATGACGATGATGATCCATTGGATCAAAAGTACGAGGAGTTGATGAAGATGGATCAAAAAGCCAACGGTCAAAGTGCTTTTGCTGAAAGACTGGCAACTTATCAAGGTGGCCTGATTCAGGAAGATAAAGATAGCGAGACTAGGATATCTGCATTAATGCAGTCGGATGGCACTTATGGTGCCCTTATGAATAATATAGCTACAGGCAGAGCAAGTCTGCAAAATCTGTTTCAGCAATATCCCTCATTAAGAGGAAGCGTTCAGCCGAGACCTGTTCAGTATGATGAGCAAATCCTTAGGTTTAAGCCCGGTACTATTTTCCAAAAAGCAAATGGTGGATTTTATATTACCGTAGGAGGTGGAGATAATAAATTCAGTGGAGTAAGTGGGTGGAATCTAGGCGTGGAAAGTAAGCGTCATTACCATGACAGAAACACAGGGGGAATGAATTCGGTAAATCAACCACTTGCTGGTGCGGACTCAATTAACTCAGACTTACTAACTAAGGGGGGAGTAAACTTTATCCCTATGGAGGGTGGATCAAACAAGGGGTATAGAGAGCTTACCGCAGAGGAGTCCCAAGATTTATTACCACTACTTCAGGGCATGATGGCTGTCCCATCGATTGCCCCTCAAGATGGTCGACCGAAAGGTAGTACAGGTTATGTAGATTCTTTACCTAGATAATACTTAAAGGAATGGACGAAGAAAAAAGTATTCTGGACTTTGATTACTCAAAGCCTGATGGATTATTCTCTGTTAGAACAGACAATAAGAAAGAAATTGAACAAGCCTTAGATGGGGATACTTCATATCAGAAAGCTGTAGTTGATGATAATCAACAAGCACTGCAATTGCTTGACCATCACAAAAAACACCTTGAGAAAAAAGGGGTTAATACCAAAGGTCTTTCAGATAAAGATGTTTTAATTGACCTAGCGAAGATAGTCCAGAGAGAAGGCAAATTAAAAGAGTTCAGTTCCTTAGAGCAGGTATTAAAAATTGGACAACAGGAAGCTAATAGGGGCGATAGTAATTTATATTTTACCACTGTCCCATTTCAAGGATTTGAGAAAGGGGCTTATATTGCAGGCGGCATAACCGCAAGCGGAGTGGGGGCAGTTGGCGACTTCACTGGTATATCCACCCCAGGTAGTGACTCCATTGGTGAGTCACTACTAGGGAAAGCAGGTAGATCAGGGGGGCCAGTAAAGTCTTTAAGGGATGGCACTTTAGTTCAACCATTTACCTTAGGGTTTGACGATGGTGGAAAACTGACAGGCAAAAAGCAGTCTTTTGGTAGCCAACTCCAGAACACCGCAGACTTTGGATTAAATGCAGTGGGTGAGGTCATACCAACAATGGCCGCTATTATGGGAGGTGGCTTCCTGGGGGGCAGAGTGGCCCCGCAAGCCTTTAAATATGCACCTGAGGTGCTTCAGAAAAAAATAGTAGGGCGGGCACTTAATAAAGAAATTAAAAGAGTCACCAAGCGGACAAGCGTTATGTCCGGCTCTAGTCCTTTATCTCCGTACAGGTCTGCATTACTAGCAGATAAAGGGAAAGCGTTTGCTGCTCTTGGGTCAGAAGGCCAGAAGGTCGCCCGAGCATATGCCTCGGCTTGGGGAAATATAGCTGGCGCAACTGCCGCTAGTGGAACGATGGGAGTCGGAGAGGTATACAACTCACTAATACCATACACAAGACTTCCGACTTCTCATGAGGACTATATTCCAACAGATGATGCGGTTGGATATTCTTTCTTGTTTGGCTCAGCCATTGGTGCACTTGACTCAATTCTTCCATCCAAGGTAGGGGGTAAGGTCTTACAAAGATTCTATCCAAAGAAAAGGCTGTCTTCATTGTCTCAGATAGATATCGATCGTGCAGACAATATGGTGAAGAAGTCGTTGATTAAAGCGATGGGAATGGGCATGGCGGTCGAGGGTGCCACGGAGGCTACCCAGGAATTCCTTGCTATGACCGCAGAAAAGTTTGCTAAAATAAGGCAGGCAAGCGGTGCAGAAGATGGGGACAATCATTACTTTGGGGACAAGAAAAGCTTTGCAGGAGACTTAGTTGATTCAGTTAGTTTTGATCTAACCGATGAAGAAGTATGGCAACTTGCGGATGCTGGGGCAATGGGTCTTATTGGTGGTGGGGGTGCAGGGGTTATGCTTACCGCGCTTGATAATGAAATACAGCTACCCAAAAGACTGAGGCAAAGACAGGATAATGATGATGCAGTTGCTCAGGCTAGGTTGAGAAATCAGGCAACCCGATCTGATCTAAGGAAAGAGATTGAGGAAAAAGCAAAGAGGCAATTTGAGAGGCAGACTATAGAGGAGGGAAACTCGGTTGTGCTGCCAAATGGTCAGCAGGCTACATTCCTCCGAAATGTCGGTGATGGCAGAGGATTAGTTACCTACCAGAATGAGGAGGGTAAAAAGGTCGAGATTTCACTACCCATGCCCCTTATTACTCTTAACTCAGACCTGAGCAGTAATGTGGTCACACGGGCAAATAGAAGACAGGCAATGCAGGAAGTGTCTGCATCTGACCCAGTAGGGCAATCGAATCAACTTCCTGAGTCCGAGGGGCAGACTGAATCAGGGTCTGTGGTAGACGAATTTAAGCAAGACGCACAGGAGAAAACCAAGGAAGATAAATCCTCGGAATCGGATACAAAGGAAATAAGACTCGAGACATCAAAGGAGTTAAGGGAGACAGAAGTAGAGTTAAACGAGCAACCGGGCACAAAGATAACCAAGGGTGACTTAGGTGCATATAGGGCATTACGGGACATATACGATTCTGACCTAACAACTGAACGACTTATAGATGGATCAATATCAGATGGTCTCAAGAAGCGTATTTCCACTGAGGCATACAATCAATGGGTTTCTAATTACTATGATAAAGCGGAAACTCAGCCAGGTAAGGATGCCTTTATTGAGGCGTTTCGTCGTGCTCATAAAAAAATACATCCACAGGGTCGCCCGACCAATGGTGATGCATTAGCCGAGCAAACTAAAGCGGAAGCTGAAAAGGCTAAGGTTGCCGCTAGAGATAAAGCTGATCAACAAGCACAGGAGAAAGAAACTCAGAAGCAAGAGGAATTAAAGAATTCAAGGTTAATAAACTTGCAGAAGAATCCGTATAAGGTTGGTGAGAAAATTAAACTAACATCAAGTGGTGCTAATAAAGCAGTAACAGAATTTGGTTTACCTACGGAACTCTCAGATGCTGAGTGGACAATAGAAGGCATCGATCAAGAGAATGGCACAGTCCAAGTATCTACCGATGGGTACACAATTAAAGTAGGCGACCCTAGAGGGTTTGGTAAACCAATCAGGGAGAAGTCATCAGATAAAGCCTTTCGTGAAGGGAAGTCACCACTATCCGAGTATCATCTCGGGGATTTATTTTATACAAGAGGGGGCCTGCTGGAGTCTACATTTGCCGGCAATGCAGTACTTCAAGGATCAAGTCAAAAATTCGAGAATAACCCTGATTGGAGATTCTGGCCTGGGGTTCAATATATCGAGGAAGAGATAAGGAGAAGGGGGGTTGATCCAAAAGATTCTAATGCCCGAAAAGAGGCAGAGAAAGATTTTCTTACATTAGGCAGAAATTACGTATACATCGATACATCTAAGGTTAAAAAGAAACCCAAGGAGGTGGATGCCTATAAGTCTGAGAATGTTAAGTCTCAAGGTAAGGACATGGAGTCTTTGCCGGAAGTAAAAGAAGGGACATATGTTGTCCAGTACGGTTCTAGGAAATCTGTAATCGTAGTAGAAGAGAATGGATGGAAGTTTAATAAAGGAAGTCTTCCGGGGGGAAACGCAAATCGTCCAGAAACAATTGGTCAGCTTATTCAGCGAGGGTCTTACAGTGAGTATGATGTATCATCTGTAAGATTTGAGGATGAGTATATTATTGATGTTACCTTCGATGGAGTATCTTTTAATTACTCACTGAAGGAATCCGTAGTTGAGCCAATACCTATTGACTTGGATGAAAGTAATGGCGTTTGGATATTTCAGGGAGAAGAGACAAACCTACTAGAAGAACAGAACCATGTTCAGGTTAAAAAAAGAGATGAGATAACTGGAGACCAAAGGTCCGAGGAATTACAGAACCTTGTGGATTATAAAGGAAGTGTAAGTGAGAACAAGAAAAGGAAAGACCTCCCAGGGGAAAATAAAACCGCAAGTGGAAATGAAAGTAAGGCGGTTATTGCAATTCTTCATGAACCCACAGGTCAGGTATTTGTTAGGTCAGTAAAGGCAGTAAAGAAAAAGAAAATACTTCAAATCTTTTCCTTAAAGAGACCGAAGGTAGATAGTATTAGCGCACTACCAACCGCCCATACACTGAATTATGATAACCTGCCGAGTGGATTTAAGCCGATCGAGGTTACTGCATTTTCTGCTCGCCCGGGCAAGTTAAGAATAAACTTTAGTAGTCTTGCCGAGTACACAAACTGGATGGACTCTATTCAAGTTTTTGAGACCAATGTCGCAGACCCACTTAATTTACCAAGAGCGAACGAACTTCTTAATGAGTATAAGAGTGATGAGGCTGTAATTACGGACGAGCATGATTTATACTTTGAAACATTTTATGAAGAAGAAGGTGAGGGCGGTGTATTTTTTAATGAATCTGAAGGCACTCTAGTAGTTAAGGAATCTCTTGGGGCATATATAAAAGCCGAAGGCTCCCGACCAGCGTGGCACTACCTGAAGGTGGATGATGTTGTTGAGCAGCTACAGCAAAGCATAGAGCCAGTGCTCAGGAAAATTAACGACATACTGCAGGACAAGAAGAGGCAAAAGAGTGAACTCTCTGATGAAGATTTATCTTCAGTTGTAGAGTTGTTGAATATTGGCGAGGGTGTTGAGACAGAGGACGGAAGCCCACAGATTGATAGCAGGCTAATAGAGCAATTCTTTTCAACGGCACAAAAGAATGGAGCGCCTGTCATTAGCAAACAAAACAGAAAGTCTGTAGCAAAGGCATTGGTCAATGCCTTGTATGAACAAAAGAAAAGACAATTTGAAGTAGAGGGTGCAGTTAAGCAAACATCTGACCAGGGTGAAAATAATAATGGCCTAAGTAATTTAAAAAGTGAGGAAAAAAGTCCAAGCGAAATTGCGGAAATCGATGATGTTATAGAAACATTTGAAGGGCTTGATCCAATAGAGATTGGGAGAAAAGTATTCTTCCCAAGTTTTACACTCGATCAACTCCAGGTAGTCTATGACCTAGCAATCGAAGTTGTAGATGTAAACTCCACAAGGGAGGATCTTATTGAAGCTACTGGTGCTGTTCCTGAAGTTTTGTCTGCAATTCCACGCTCGAGCCCAGATCAAAGAAGCACACTGCAGACATTCCATGAAATCTTGGCAAATGTAGAAGTTCCCGAACCAGAGCTCTATAAATACTGCAATTGCAATGCTTAAGCATATTGCTGATACATATGAGCCAAGTGCGATTGATGCATTAATAGCACAAGTAAGTCCATCCGTAAGCATGGACGCAGATAAGGCATTCGAGATAGAGAGTCGAGAGTATGGGCAGAAGTTACAGATTGCTGTTCGTAATGAATTTGAGGGAGCTACCTAGGAAGTGTAATCGGAAATGATGCTGAATTAACCCAACCGCAGGAGGATTTACTTTCATCTGCCTATTCTTCTATTCTTAAATCCATCAGAAGGCCAGATGAGGCAACAAAAGAAATACAGGATGCATTCCTTGCTATATCTGAAGCATTTGGCGAGGATGGATTTCCTGCATTTAACGCACTGGAAAACTCTAAGGTCTCTAGTAAAAATAAACTCATTGATGAGATACTTCAAGCGGAGGGTAATGAAGTTACCGAGCAGACAATTGATGTATTTATAGAATTCTTAGACTCCGCAAGGGAAACAGGTATTGCCCAAGAAAAGAATACATTTTACACGGCTCATGGCAGAGCACCTCGGGCTTCCAGAGTCTGCCCCACTCACAACATTGCAAAGCAAGTTTGAAGAGGCAGAGGTTGCTACAGGTGCAATAGGTAATAAAACATCAGCACCAAACAAACCTCCTGTCTCTAACATGCAAGACCCATACGGTAGTCAATCTCTACCGATCATGCCTGAGGTTACAGAGCAATCAATTGCACATGGTGATGAGATAGCTAAGGCCCAGAAAAGCAACCTCGTTAACATTGCTTCAGTAAGTGACGAACAGAAGATAAAGAATGCGCAGGCGATGGAGGAAGTGTTTCCAAGCAACCTACCCGGATCAAACCTCAGCGGAATGGCACTTGAGTCGATTAATAATATAATCAATGAAAAGGGCACCGCAGAAGGTAAGAAGTTTGGTGCTGAAATGGTGCAGGTACTTAATCAAATGCTCGAGGGCAGGCAGAATCAAGACCTACCTAATATTAGATTCGATAACACCAAGACAAATACCCTCCTACACCTGGTGTTCATTACTCGTGGTCAATTTATTCCTGATTTTGAAAGACCTACAGTTTTAATTAACCCAGACTTTTACTTGGGTGAAAATGACATCATAGATAAACCTTTTCCCCTTACGGGAAACAAGGAGAGAGATGTTCTTATGTTGGTTGCCATGCACGAGTTGTGGCACGGAACAATGGAGGAGGCTCTCCATGCTCATGAATCCAAAACCCTAAGAGGGGAGAAGAGTGAGCTACAGGAAACTATTGACCTAATAGATGAAGTCATAAGGGTTGCTGGGGAAGAAGCAAAGGGTACTGAGTTCTCCTCTTTATTCCTAGCATCTAATCCTAACTCTCGCAGAGAGATTTTAAATCGTGCATGGAACAGTAGAGGCTTTGCTGAATTCCTGGCAGGAATAAAAGTCTCAAAAGAACTTCAGCAAAGAGTAGATAAGAATGGTCAGGGATTTATTACTAGCGTATTGGATGCCCTATACGGTGCCTACCTAAAGTTACTCAGAGCACTAGGGATAGATGCGGATGGTAGTGCTTTAAAAGCATTGCTTGACTTAAACAGGCAAATGGATGCCGAGTATAGAAAATTAAGCACAAGAGTTGTGGTAAATGCATTCCATGGATCAAAGAGTGCTAGAACTATTGCAATTGAAGGGTTTGATCCAGCCAAGCTTGGTTCATACACGGGTGCGGAGTCAGCTAAGCTTGGATTCTTTTTTGCTAAGAAGATCAAGACTGCCCGTAAGTATTCACAAACAAAGGGTCTACTTGGCAGACTCATTGAGAAAATTGGTATATACGCAGAGGAACCAGTCCAATCTAATGTAGCCCCGATCAGAGAATCTTACGACAACTACAGGAACGCTTTAAGCCAAAACCCTGAGCAGAAAAAAGGTTATGATTTTGTAACAAGTAGGTTATTCGAGGCTGGACTTATAGGCAACACGGGGAGGTTGCAGTTAAGTTAGTTAAGGATAATATGATCCAGGAACTCAATTGGGCAGGAGACCTTCTTTTAAATAAGTCTGATGCTGGGGTGGTTGATGCTACATTAGTAATGGAGAACCCAAAAACTATAGATTTTAAGGGCTCAGGGAGAAAGCGTGGCGACTTCATTAAGGCAATCAATAAGGCCAAGAAGGAAGGGCATGATGGAGTTATCCTAAAGAACACTTTTGATCCAATTAATGACACCGTCTATGTTGTGTTCAATAAAACCCAAATAAGGATTGATAACCTTATGGACACACAGTCCATGTCCGACCCAATCGCCCCAATAAACGGGAATGTGATGCCGGAAGAAAACTCAATAGCATTAGGGAAAGCAACTGCAGCTGCAGTTAATGAAACAAGTATCCCTGTTGCTTATGCTGCCCAGCAAATTAGGAGAATACTTGATACGCCCGACCTTTCGGTGGATGATATATGGAACACATTCCTGAAAGGAAAAACTCCAACTCAACAGATCAATGAACTGATCAAAAAGTATGGGGAAGAAATGGAGTATCAAACAATCGAGCTTCATAAAAATTCTGAAAACACAAGAGACCAAGCAAGGGTAGATGCTCTGAGAAAGATCGAGAATCAGATGTTTCATGTTAAAAAAGAATCTGCGGACATTGATGCTAGTTTGGACCCAACAAGACCAGGTAGTATTGCAGACAGTATTGCTAAGTTTGAAGAGCGTACTATCCTTGATGAAGCCCATCTCTTTGATCGTACAAGATATGGTGATGAGACGAGAAGGGCAATAGATACAAGGGTATCCACAACTGCACAAGCGGTAGTGGATGAAACAGGAGAGGAAGTAACAGATATAATCCTGAACGCATATAGGGATATCACGGGTAAACCTAAGACTGATGCTGAGTTTCATAAAGCACTAGACAATATTGTATCCACTGCAAGTGGTGGGGGGATAGCATCCAATAAGTTATCTGACCTAATACTAGAGGTCAGCAAGGTTAGTAATGTAAACGATTTAAGTGCAATAAAGATATATGAAATCATCAGCCCGACTTTCACTAATAAGAACCGGGCAATCATAGTCTCTGCCGTAATCAATCTTAGGAAAGACTTAGTTTACTTAGCTAAACTTAGTCAGAGTCAAGATGTGCAAGGTAGGCGTGGGTTGAATGCTAAACTTCAGAGTCTCTCTCGTGCTACCATGGGCGAGCTTAAAGTTTTATCATCCTCAGATTCTAGCTCTTACTTTCCGCAGGGAAGTCAACTTGAAAGGCTTATTCAAACTCAGTTCGTCAACGACAGAATCGAACTACTCAAGGCAGAGGCAGATAGAGAAAGAGCACTACAAAATCAATTTGTATACGAAGAATTATATAATGAATTTAATGTAGAATCTCAGAGACTTCGCATGCTTCTTGGTCATAACCCGGCTAAGCAATTGAATAATGGAGACAGATTCCCTGTCATGACCAAGGTTGATGGCAGGTATACAATGTCTGAAATTAAGGTTCGCATGAGCAATCTCATGCAGTTTGAGAACTTCAATGAATTAAAAGAAGCAATCCAATTAAATAAGAAATACCTAAAAGACCCAACCGTACAGGAAGATAATGACTATCGCTTTGTGAAGCAGATGGTCATGAATGCCGAGACCATGACGATATGGAATGCTCAGTACGAGACTGGCGGTATGTTTAGGATGAATGCCCTAAAGTCGGCTCGTGAAAGATTTCAAAATGCGGGACAACTTGGTCGTGATATATCTCAAATGATTCTGAGATTTGAAATGGGGTACAAGCAATACGCCCCAGAGGCAAGGGGGCTTGCGCGAGACTGGAACAGTGCATTCGATAAGGCTAGGGAGGCTTTTGGGTTTAATGAAGGTCACTTATTCATGGACAATGTTATCGGGCCGCTCATTAAATGGAATGAGGATCAACCTCAACTGTCAGGAGAAAAGGAAAGATTTCAGAAAGAGGCGTGGAATCACGCAACAAAGTTAGTTCCCTCCGAGAGTCTAGGTGAGAATGCTAGAGATGCGCTTTATAAACTTTTTAACGAGTATGAAAGAAGTTCTGAGTTCCATAGAACCCTAGCAGAAAAACTTGGATTAAAGGTCCTAGACGAGAATGTTAGGATGCGGGATAATATGGATCGGCTGTTTGAGGTCGAAAAGGACGGGAAGGGTGAGGAGGTAAAGTACGGGACTTACCTTTTCCGTAACGCAATAACTCGTGGTTATATCACCGTACCTAGGTCTTTAAGGTCTGATTTAATACAGTCAATAATAACTCAGCTACCCGAAAAGGGTTGGGCTAATCAGTTCTCGGAGGATTCAAGTGAGTTCTCCTGGGATGGTCTTAAAATGATAATGGAGTCCAATGAGCTCGATAATCAGGTAAAAGAAAAGAACCTTGATGAATCGTCCAAGCAGTTGATTGATGACTATGTTTGGAAGAAGTTCATGATTCCTTATATCAATAACACATCTCCTCGGGAACTTTTTGATCAACCCAAGGAGGGATTAAAGATTCCCAGACATGTACTTGTTGATGCCCTTAGTGGCGTAAATGGAATGACCGGCAGTGAGGCCTTCAATGCTTGGGTGGACAATGTATATAACCTACTCGAGCATAAAAAGGACAGGTCAGATTTCGCTAAATTTAAATATGGAATTTTAAAGAAATACAAAAGGAGCTTCAGTAACCTAAACAAATATGTGGAGGACAAGGGAAAGAAGGGCTTGGATGCAAGTATATCCCTTTCTGGGCACTTAATGGACAGTAGGGCGCAGGATGCAATTATACCCGTGGAGTTTTTACAGTACACCACTTACGATGAAGTTACATCTCCAGCATTAGTAGCAAAGACACTGGAGAATGCATTCTTTGGTAGGAACGCTGAAATCTTAGCTAGTAAGATGGGGCAAATAAAGGACGATCTTAAAAGTAAGCAGGCACTGTTTGGAAGTTTAGCGACTTATGTTGGTGCAATAAATAACCCAAAAGGAAGGCAGAAGTTTACACGCCAACAAAAACAAAAGGCGTATATTGAATTAGAAGACAACCCAGAGTTTGCTAACATACCAGGCGCTACAGGGAAAGAAAAGTTCCAGAATCTAAAGAATTCAGAATCCCAGATGAAAAGCATACTGGGTGGTGAAACAAACAGTGGTGGAGCGATGGGGCACTTAAGGGCATACCTCGAAAGCGACCTTGGTCCATTTCAGGATGAGAAGATATTCTATGAATTACTCGGACTTAATGCCTACTTTGTCCTCAATCAACCCAAGAGTGGCATAACTAACCTAATGTCCATATGGGACTTTGATGCCAAGTATGGTGGTGCGGTTGGGGCGACTGCAATTGCGACCCAATTGTTTAGCAGTTGGACTGCAGCCGGAGAATTATTTGGTGGGATAATGGCAAACTTTGGAATCGATATTAATACTCAAAGTTACGAAGCAGATATTTTGATGCCTCTGTTTTTCAATACCCATGAGAATGATACAGGGTTTAGAAAAAATATGCTAAATGTAGGTGGCGGGGCAGTAAAAAAGAATCAGGTTCTTGGAAAAGATTTCAGGTATGACATTCTTCGCCCATTTAAGACTCTTCTTGATTACGATTCTCAAAGAGGGATGAAGGTAAAGAATTCAGAGGGGAGAAGAAAATACGCACCATTCAGCACTAGAACATCTGTATTAAAGCCTTTCTCTTACTTTGGCTCACTGTCCAATCATAGCATTGCGGTGGGTAATGCGAGGATGGTTTCTAAGTTAGTTCATGAGGTTGCTAGTTACATCGAGGAGGTAAATCAGTTACAAGCAGAAAATGGAGGTCAATTACTGCCCGATGACTACCAAGTAACCAGCGAGGATTTAGGGAAGATATTAAGTGATAAGATTGCATTTGATACTCTAAATCTAGACTTAGAATCATACGGTTTGGGTTCTCTATCAAATCTTGCAAGAGACTACATGGAGAGAAGGAACAAAGGAGATAAGCGTATCCTCACAAAGGATCAAGTAATCACAGCGGGACTTATTGGGGTGAACGAGGTCGCACTTGAGGGTGGATTTTCCACAACCCCTGCCTTTCTTAATAGCCCATATGTCAGGTGGGCTGCACCTTTGCAGAAGTGGGCTTTAACAAAGGTCAATCAAATGAATGAGGGCGTTCGTAATAAAAAGACAGGAAAGGTTGATGCCCAAGCTGCACTTCTAATGCTTGCTACAATTGTGGCATTAAAGATTCCATTTGGTCTTGCGTACACATTTTTCTGGTCGGACTGGTATGATGAAGAGTTGATGGGTAAAGCATCTCCACTTCGCCCTTTACCTAAAACATCCATGATTCCATTGATTGGACCATTCATAGAGGGAGACCCTTCGAATAACCTAAAGGCAATGTTAGAGCGTGTAGCAAGAGCCGGAAATGTCGGAGGCATGGCATTGGATTTTGCTAATACTATGTACAATGGTGTTGATACATACAGTTATAATCGTGGGTTCACATTAGATTCTAGGATTTTACTTGCTAGTCAATTAACGAACATCGGTGGGGCAGTGAGAAATTGGATCCATATGGATTTCGATTTGGACTACGCAAATGTTGTTCGTCCGCTCATGTACTCGATGGGAATGAACGGTCCACTCCAGCAATACAACCTGATGGCAAATTTCCTTGGTTTAGATAGCGAGGAAAGACGGATCAGTAATCAGATTGGGAATAGGCACAAACTTCGTGCAGGAATTCACCTTCTCGGAATTGAGAGTAGACCGATGGTTGGTGGCAGTATCGGGAAGACGAGGTTCAGTGCATCCGTGAGGCGCATGGAGCGTGCTGCTGAGGCAGATGACTACAAGGGGTTTAACATAGCTTACGCAGAAGCAATAGAGGCATCTATCGACAGGGGAGATAAAGACCCTGAGGATGCCGTCATTAAAGCTTTTAAGCGCAGAAATTTGAGAACAGGAATATCGAGATACAAACTATCAGACGAGGAGTGGGCAAGCATCCTCGGTCTATATGACAAGGAGGCATCACAACCACTAGTGAATGCCATGAACATGCATGAGAAGTATGTGGACATACTGGACGACTCGAAGCCTAAGAAGTTTAAGAAAGCACAACCCTTAACACCCGCGACATACGATGAACTAATCAGAAGGTCGCTTTCATTATAATGCCAGTTAAAAAGCTAAAGCCAGGATCTACTCAAATAATAGAGAAGGGTCGAAATGTACACTTTATCAAGCATCAACTTAAAAGCACTCAGGACGAAGATTCCTTTTGGGTATTACTTAGCTTCGATAGACACCACGATAATCCAAAGTCGGATAACCTTATGGAGAAGAGGCATCTTGAGTTAGCCCGAAAGCGAAATGCGGTAATTATAGATGGGGGTGACTTATTCTGCGCAATGCAGGGCAAGTATGACCCAAGGTCTGACAAGAGAGACTTGAAGCCTGAACACCAAACGGGAGATTATCTTGATAAACTTGTTGGTACTGCCGCAGATTTCTATGGTCCATATGCGGATCTATTTGCAGTCATGGCTCCAGGTAACCACGAAACTGCAATCTCCAAAAGACATGAGACAAACCTAACTGAAAGATTGGTTACCATGCTTAACGATAGGCATGGATCAAATATCAGATTAGGGGGATTTAGTGGGTGGATTAAGTTTCAAATCATTTGTTTTAGTGAATGCTTGACGAAAAATATGTGGTATCACCATGGGTATGGAGGGGATGCACCTGTAACCAAGGGCGTGATACAAACTAACAGGCAGTCAGTGTATCTTCCTGACGCTCACATTGTAGCTACTGGTCACACGCATAACGAGTGGCAATTCCCAATCCCACGAATACGGCTCACTGATAAAGGCACTGTGTATCACGACGAACAACTACACCTAAAGGTTCCGTCATATAAAGAAGAGTACAAGGATGGATATGGAGGTTGGCACATCGAGAGAGGTGGACCACCAAAACCAACAGGTGCTATGTGGTTAAGGTTTAGTGCAAGTAAAACATCCAAGGATGGAAAGACAGTATGTACACCTATCCTTGAGGCATTGAGGGCAAAGTAATGGCAAGAAAGAAAAGAGTATATAAAAAAGGCGCACCCGGTAGTGAATACGATGCTTACCATGGCACTAAAGAGCAGAGAAAGCGTAGGGCAAAAAGAAACAAGGATGCCAAGAAGGCAAAATGCCCGAAGGGCAAAGAGGCACACCATGTCCGTGGCAAGCGCAAGGGCAAGCTAAGTGGTCCTGTCCGTTGCGTAAGCAAAAAGAAGAACAGGAGTATTCAGCCTAAGCGGAAGAGTTAGTGGGTATATCCCTTGGTTGTCTTGGTGCTTTTATGACCAAGCATCTTGGCTACATCCTCTAGGGGCATATTCTTGTGCCTAGTAGCAAAAGCATGACGGAAGCAATGAAAGGATTTGCCCTCTATGTCTAGGCGATTCATTAACTCCCTGAACTGCTGACTAAAGTAGTGGCGTTTTTTAGGGTCATTTATCTTATCTCTATACTCTTTCGAGAACACATACTTGCCATCATCATAAGAAATCATAGCAAGGGCTTTACTGATTGCCTTGCCCCCTGTTAGTTTATGATTGATTGGTAGTTTTACCCTAGCATCTTTCTTTTCTGTCCAAACAGTGATGTGGGTTTTACCTAATGAATCCCACTCAAGGTTAATGATATCACCAAGCCTCAATCCAAGCCAATAGGATAGGGTAGAGGCAACCACCCAGAATTCACCTACTGCATCATTCTTAAAGCAGTCAATGGCATTGTTGTACAACTTCTTGTACTCCTCCTCTGTGAAGGGAACTACTCTTTTCTTCTCTTTTTGCTCATGGGATAGCTTGCCCATATTGACCGATACTATACTAGCGGGGTTCTTTGGGATGTATTGCCTAGTTGAGCAGAATGATAGGAATGCGGAGATTGCGGACAACCATGCGTTCCTAGTGGAGACACCTACCTTGGATTTTGGATTATTTACCCACTTCGATATCATCTTGTGGGTGATAGTGTTAACAGGTTTATCCATGCCGTGCTGTGCCTTGCAGAATAAATGAATGAAGTCGGTCTGACTATTGATAGTGTTAGCAGACTTGCCCTCGGACTCACGCCACTCATTCCACTCATCTAGAGCGTCCTGACAAGTCATGACTCGTCCAGCCATCATCTTTGCGATGACATCCATAGTTAATGCTCCGGCATTGGCTGCAGCTTCAAGCTCTGCAATCTTAGCATCCCTTACTTCCTTACGAGCATCCTTCTCTGAGGTAGACGAGAGTCTGGTAGTTCTCATACCAAACTCCGTCTTATACCTCACAGAGTAACCAGTTTTGGTTTTAAGTAACTTCATGTGTACACTTGTGTACTAATATGTTAGGTCAGTCAATCTCTATTGGCGTATTCCTCGCACTCGTCCTCGTTAGTACCATCGTAAATAGGAGAATCATTATGTATGCCCTCCCTGGCTTCTGCCACCTCAATGCCAGACTCCTCCTCAATCCAGTCATCAATGTTAGTTCCTTTGGGCAAAAAGCCTTCACCATCTGCTACATTCTCCTGTCGTCTCTCATACTCTTCAGCATATTCCACTAGCTTTCTACCAAGTCGTGAGACTTCTCCTATGTCATCAAACCATAAGAATGCACCATGACTAGTATCACCTACCTTGACATACTCAATCTGATCGTTCGTACCTCCATAAGTGCATCCAGTTTCGTTAATACCTATTTTAATATCAGCCAATGTCTTGCCTGAGAATATTCCAAACGCCTCAGAATGGGCGCTCCTATTTTTGTGTTGTTTTACTATTTTCATAATTTTTCTCTCCATAATACGGGATATAAATCCTCGTGGTTATCGTTATCTAGCTTATCTTTGTCATAATGAACTAATGCTCCTCCATCATTCCCCTCGTCATCTGCTTGTGGGAATATAAGTGAGCCATCATCAAGTTTCAGCATAAGTGGACGCTGATACCAATCTAGGTCACCAGCGTTCTTCTTGGTCATGTACTGAACTTTAACTATTTTTTTACCAATCAAAGCCTTAGCTGCTTTGGTCGTCCATTTCTTTTCTGTATCTATATCACTCATAATTCGCATTTAGTTAGTATTCTCCTGATCCATACATATCCACAATCATCAGTAATAAAGTTTTCTGATGGCACTCGGTCAGGTCCTTCTTGCTCTGCGTTGAGCCAGTCCAATAATTCCTTGATATCTCTCGTTGACTGTACCTTCTCTATGAACCTTGTTATGCATATACCACTTGGATTCATCCTCTACCAGACTGACACCAAGAGCGGATATAACTTGATTGGTGTTCCTGATTTCCATACAGCAAGGGTCATCCCACGTGAGTAGGTAGTAATTATCGTTCTCGTACTCTAGTTGCGCTTCGCAATCAGTACCCCATCCTGCTCCTGGTTTATCCTTGGCCATTGATTGCCCACTCCACTCTATTGTAAAAGGTTGAGAATCTAGGATTCACCTTTTTGCGTTCAGGTACTTTACGGCTCACGCTATAGGGAGGCATAAAGTCCAACTTTTCATGCGTGGCATCATAGCCCACCCCATCTATTTTATTCCAGTAATGACCTTTCATTACCACTATCTCTCCACCGAAATACTTTTGTATCACATATGCAACACAACCACAGTGGTTATGTAGTTTACCCTGCTTGTAGTCGGCAGGGTCATATTCGTTATACGCAGTATCAGGTGAAGCTACATACTCAAGGTATGGTATAACCTGTTTTAGTTTATCTTTCATGATTTATAAATTCCTCCTGGTATAAGACTGACTCGATCAGCTTGAACTATCTCGCAGAATGTGGCGCTAAAAGCACCAGTTTCTACCCTATGCATAAAGCCATCAGTTTTATAAGGATTGTAATGGATTCGGTTGTATTCCATGGGTAGATCGAAGAGTTTTGATAGGAAGCCTTTTACCCAAGCGTGAACCTCTTTGCGTTTTGTCTTACGCACCCTGTCTCTACCTTTTTCATTTACATGGAATGTGCATTTTTTAAGTGATATCTCATCAGCATGGGCTTTAACTAGTCCGTCCTGTTTTATTGAGTAGCATTGTTTATGTAGGTTTCTGTAAACCTCTACCGAGCGACTCTCGTCAAGTTCGTACCTCGGGTCATTTGGTTTTGTCTTTGTTATCATAAAGCTATTTCACATCCGTTTTTGAGTTTGTACATCAGGTCGGGCCATTGTCTTTCGCAATCCTCTTCATCCATGACATCCTGATTGCCGGATCGAAAGTTCTCGAAGTGTTCAGCAAGCAACTCACTAGGGTCGACAGGCTTAACATCACTGTTGCTATGCTCTGCTTTCATGCAGATGGTAGCTGCATCTTCCTTAGTGCCTACCTTCTCGAACAATAATTCCTCGATAGTGTGTTCGTGGAGTATAACATTTACATCCACATCCTCTGGGCTATTGATTCGATGAATTCTACCGCAAGCCTGAGCGAACTTACCATAACTCCACTCAAGGCTACCGATAATCATATGCTTGCAGTTCTCAAAGGAGTGGGCTTGGGCACAGAATATATTCATCAGCATGACCATGGTTTCACCACGCTTAAACCTAGCGGATTGACTCGACTGATCTTTGACATCACCACGAATCATTGAGTACCTGACATCTGCCATATCTAGACGCTTACGAATCTCATCAATCTGACCGTTATTAAAAGCGACATACACAACTTGCTCACCTTTGTTGATGTAGTCGGCAATCATCTGGAGGGTGGCGACTGTCTTGGGGTTGTAGTTAGACATCACCTTCTTGTCCTCTACATTGTTGTATGCTACACCGAATGGATCAGCACATAGACATCTAAGGTAGGTCTGCTGAGTCATTGCAACCGCAATAGGATTATCAAGTGGAATATTCTTTCGTTGGAGGTAGTGGGCATACAACTTATGTTGCTGGCTACCCATGGGGACACGGATAGTATTTATGTCACATTTGACTATGTCTGGATTGATATCCTTCTTAGACATGTAGCCACAAGTCTTACGAATGAGATAGAGAAGATTGGGGACCTGCGAAATGGTGGCAGAATCTTTCGGTGATGGTTTTGACTCATCGAACTTCTCTGCCAATTCTTCCTGGGTTAAGTCTCTCTCCTTGGAGACATGGGCAGATTTAAATCTACTAATCTCCTGCAATCCAAAAGGCCATCTTGGTGAGCGTCGCCTGTCCAATCGCCAGTTATCTACGGCAAGCCAACCCATGATGGGGAAGATATTGTAAACATAATTAGGGATAGGGGTAGCAGTCATTGCATACCTGTACTTAGGTTGCATCCTGAGCAAACCACGGGTGATATTAGAGTGGGGGTTGCACATCAGGTGTGCTTCGTCCACCATCACCATATCAAATTGCTGGTGGCACAGGGTGGCAAGGGATGGAGTAGCCACGCAATGTATGCCATTGATTTCCTCACCGATACCAGTGGTGTAGCGAATGCCAAACTCCTCCTTGTATTCGATGCCATACTTCTCGCAGAACTTTTTCTCGCCTGCTTCATTCTTCCATGCCTTGGTCTTTGGCATATTCTCAAATGCACCACCATTATTAAACAGGGCATGAGGGTAGGTGAGGAATATACCACGGGGCAATTGACCATGCTCGTCTAGCAGATTCTCGTATTGTTCTTTAGTAAAGAGATTGTGGACAGGGACATCAGGGGCGAACTTTTGTGCCTCGGCTACCCACTGAGGAACATCATCAAACTTAACCTTTCTGCCATCCTCACTCACACTAGTGCCCTTGGGTACAATAAATAATGCACGCTTAGCATTCTTGAGGTAGAACATTGAGTAAGCGGCAAGGGTCTTACCACCACCCATCTCCCAAGCAAGCAGACCAGAGTCCAGCATGGAGAAGGAGGAGAGGAACTTGCGTTGACCCTCGAAGTATTTCCAAGTGCCATCACCCAAGTCCTCAAGCATATCAAGCATCTCGTTATGCTCCTCCCACTTTTCAGGATAGAGTTCCTTGATTGATGCGATTTCCGGCTCAAGGAAGTACTCCCAGAGTTTCTTCTCGCTCAATTCTAGTCTAGTCTCGGGATGCTCCCTGAATGTCCACCACTCGCTATTCTCATCCCTGAATGTAAAAGATGAGTCAGTGCCTTCAAGTCGACAGGTATGCACCATTGTATAGGTTTCGCCTGTCTTCTTCTTGGCATGCATTTTGGTGCGAGGGTATTCCTTCTCGTAGTCACGAGTGGATACATTGAATTCATACATCTCGTTCTTAATAATGTATGGTTCTTTATTATTACCGGATGAACCGAAGGATGTCCGTGCCTGTAACTTACCAATCTCTGAGATGGCACCCAGTTTCTCGTAGGGTTTAAGTGGCAGGATAGGGGGGATGGGTTCAGAGCTTGCAGTAATTGCTTCATCGATCGACTCAGCTGCTTCAGGAGAAACAATGAATCTTGCATTACCACTAGATGAATACTTCTCGTACTCCTCGAGCATGGTATTGAGCAACATCCTGTCGGAATTGTTCGTAGTCAGAGCCATAGCAGTTGTGCCATGTGCTTGCTGTAAACGCCATACTAGGGAGTAATTAGTTATCCCATCGGTATTTATCCGCAATGACCCCGTTGGGGTCAGATATACATTTGGTCTTGGTTTAGACATATCTATTATATTAGGTCAGAAATAAATAACTCTATTCTGTATTTAATTTTCTTCAGCCAGTACCCGATTCGACTTTCCTTGCCTCTGAGCAGGTTATATCTGTCTGTTGCTATTATTTTTTTGAGGTCTTTCTCTCTCATACTGTTACTCCATATTTAGGTTGTTATTTACTGCGAATTTTTTAGCAATTGATACAAAGCTATCCTCTCGGTCCTCTGATTCGTATATATCTGCGTCTTCGTACCACGATTCATAAGTCGAAATGTAAAACCAAAATTCTCCATCTTCTAAGCGTTCTTTTAGCCATTGAGGCGTATCGCTTCCGTCTTTTTCGTAAAGCGTAACTTGCCCAACAGAATCAGGGTAGAACTTCATGTGTTTAGTTACTGGTGATGTCAGGATGAGTCTTTCGAACATTTTACATAAATCTTCGTTATCCTCCTGTGTTTCGTCTGTCCTCCTAAAGGACGCATAATGACCTTCTCCGCTCATATTGTTACTCCATAATCTAGGTTTAGGTTTAGTGTTGTTTGTGTTTTCTCTACGAGTCTTGCCATCTTTCTACCATGTTCGATAGCAAGCTCGGCTCGTGAGTCATTAGTTCTCACATTAATTTCCGGTGCTTCATGTGCATTGTATTTCCTGTCTCTCATGCTATATGCAAAGGAGTCGGCAGAGTGGATGCGTGAAGCAATCTCCCACTTAATATTCAAGCCTGTTGTTTTAAAACCGAATAGATGGATTTTAAAATTCCCTAGCCTATGCTCCATCTGATCAAGTATTGATTCGACAGGACCAGGGTTGCCATTGCGTTTGCACATAGATCCAAAACCGATACGAGTAGGGCGGGTGAATTGCTCACCCCCGAATCTGTACAGAAACCCATACCTATTCTCCAGCTTTCGCCACCCCTCCTCGTACAAGTCCAAGCATTCGATGTAGTCCTGTGCCTCCATGCCCTGTAATACAGGGAGTAGCATTGTGCTACATCCACGCTTTCTCATAAGCTTAAGAATACGGAAGTATCTCTGGACGGTCATCCTGATATGCTCACGGACTGTCTTGCCTGTTATTTCTAACATATCTGGTTCACACATATAGTCCTGAGTGACAGCACACACTAGGTTCTCATCCTCGTGTCGCTTGATGATTTCCACATACTTCTCAACAGGAATGATGAACTTACCATTGTCCTTAATCTGCGTGAATGCCCCTGAGTCGAGCATCCACTTACCCTTATTGAGTATCTCTTTCTTCCTTCTCTTTATGCGATTAGTAGAGAGCATGAAGCCTAACTCAATATTTCTATGCTCATTAAGTAGTATGGCACGCTTAGGGTCATCAATTCCTGTATAGTATTCTTTCATTATGAGTGTTTTAGTTTAGGTAGGCTTTCAGTATTGGTAATCTGCAACTTGGTTATCTCATTGCCACTAATCCAGTGATTCCAAGCAGTGAACACCACCTTCATTAGATAGAATGGAGTAAGAATCTTATCAGACATAAGTCGCTTAATTATTCTATTTCTAGCATGAAGCACTGGAGATGTTCCGCTCAATCCTTCCCCACCATGGAATGCAGTTAAGAATTCCTCGGCTAGGTCTTGATCGACCTGAGACAACTTGTAGTGAATTACTGACATAGTTGCAGGTCTTGTCTTTAGTAGCGTCCGCGCTCTGTTTGCGTATGCTACAGACTCCGGCATTGTTGGATATTCATCAGCAAGTTGCTCAATCTCGTGATTTCTAACCTTAGATGTTGATCCACCTCCTGGTGATTTAGTAACTGCAGATATCCCTGTTGTGTCTACTTTTTTGATCAAAGCTAAAGAAGCAGCCAGACAGGCAGTGTTCGTGAAGCCAAGTATATCTAGGCAGTCCTTTGTGCTGCGTTTCTTGCCTGTATCAATAGTCTTGAAGACATCAGGGCTATCAACAACCGCAATAACCGCATCAAGGGGTATGTTTGATTTTACGCAAGCAGTTAGCCTGTGCTGTCCATCAATTAACCTATGCTTGGTTATGGGTAACTTACGATTCTTGGTATCGTTGTATATCTTTATTGTCTCTCCATTAGGCATCCACTTCCGATCCTTCATGTCTCTTACATAATCCCTTACGGTAGTAGGAGACACTAGTCTGTTGTTTGGATTGTTGCCTAACAACTCGCTTGCTTGCGAGGGCGTTATTTTTGTCTGTATTATTTTCATAATTTCATTTCCTCCTGTGCGGGGTTAGCCCATGCGAATGCATCCTGTATTTGATTCCCATGCTTCTTGGCTACAAATTTTACATTTCTTGGGGTGGTTACATATATCCGCTTGCGTGACTCAAACCTCACGCCTATGTACCCATTTCCCCTACCTATTTCTTGTTTGAAATACTGCTCTACCTTCATGGCTAACTCAGCCAACTCGTCACTGATTTCGCCATAACCTTCTACCCAAGTCTGAATGGCTGCCCATTCACCATAGTGAAGGCTAGGCATACCAGGCTCCAAAGGAACTACTTCTTGCCCCTTCACTTCATTCTCATTGTAGCCTGTGACGAGGTAGTATTTCCCGTCATTCTCATACACCTTACCTGTTGGCTTAGGTTTTGATATTGACTCTCCAGAGTAAAAGTTTTTCAGGTGCTTCCCTTGGGCTTTGTACCCACCATGTCCTGGCACACTTTTATCAAAGGTGTAACCTTTTCCTTCTATTATGGATTTATCTACCTCTATGATATCCTGTTCTTCCGCTTCCATGCTCGTATCTCCATGATTGCCTGACGGACATTGCCACCACATCCCTCGGATGCAGTCTGTGCAACTTTCGGCCAGAGTTGCTCTAGTTGAGGGGTCATATTCTCGGGACGCAGTCTATCCTCTAGACCCTTTGCGATTTCATCGTCATCGGGGGATGGGATGTTATACACTTCAAACCTAGTCTGAAAGCGTTCACTCCAATTATCTAAGTCTTCGTTGGATGTGAGAATGATGTGGTAGTTGGACGGGCATGAGTCGAGTAATGATAGGAACGCAACTTGTCCAGCCTCTGTTATGTTATCACCCTCGTTGATAATCCAACATTGATGACCAGTAACAGAAAACAGGGTGGAGTTGTTCATGTTGTCCATGAAATCCCTGACCCGATCGACACCCACCTCCTTACCATTCTCGGTAGTAACTGCGAAGTTGCTACCTGTTAGCTTCAACGCAAGCATATTAGCCAGCGTGGTCTTACCGATACCGGGCGCACCTGTAAGAACAATAGCTAACGGATACTCTTCGTCACCCGATAGTGTGTCCTCTGCGCTCTGCCATAAAGCAGATGCTGTCTTTTGTATTTGTGAACCGATCAACTCAGATGGTTGAGACGGCTCGCTTTGTCGTATGTCTAGTACTGCCATGTATTACTTCCTTCCATATGTTATAGGTTGTTACATCAATTAGTGGGTCTTTTTTAGATTTGTTGTATCCATTCTTGCGTGAGTATTGACCCCACTCACTGCCAGCAGGTTGACCACCATGAATGGGTTGAGCGAAACTAGCACCAGGTTGCATTGCAAGAGTGTCATCATGGTCACACTCAAGACCAAGTCGGTCAGCGTGCGCCTTATCCTTAACCACAACTGCATACTTGTATTCCCTGCGGTACACATCCTCATCATGTTTGCCACCGATAGAGCAGGTAACTATGAAGTTATCCCTAACCCTCCCTTCGCAATCCAAGTGTTCCTCGAAGAATGGAACTGATTTAGTGTAGGCATAAAACAGTATGTTTGGATTTGCATCCGCTAGTCTCATTACTGCATTGGCTTGCTCTTGGGTGAAGAAGTCACCACTTACACCACTACGAACAATTAGTGCGTTTGGAATCATTGCTAAACTCTCAGCATACAACTCAAACAATGCATCCTCATCATTTTTGACCTGATTTATTAGGTCAAAGTTATGCCAAACAATATCGTGGTAGGCAGGAGACCTAGCTTCCATTCCGGCTGCATAACAACGGAACTGAGTATCAGGACCATCCTTGAGCTTGCGAGTCTTGCGGTTCGCAAAAGTCAGGCACTCTTTAGCACCCGGGCAAGTAAAGCCTGCAGGTAGAGATACGTGGGCGATTAGCTTACTTAGTTTAGCGTTACCAAACTGAAAGCGTAGTAGTTTATTATTTGTTACATCAGCTGTCATCTCTTATGTACTCCCTTTCTATTAGGTACTCCTTGAACTTCTTTTCAAAGTCAGGGAGCCAGTCAGCGTTATCTACTGCATGAGCGACATCCTTATATGTCCATACCTTGCGAGGTAGTTCAGCCTTGTCACCAGCTTCCCAAATATCTATGTCGTAGTACATCTCCATCATTTGCTCGAGCGTCATATTCTTGGTGTACTCTCCAAATGTGGGAAGCTCCCCAGAGGCAAGCCATTCATGCTCAACTTCGCTTGCCTCCTCATCACAAGCTGTTTCAATATTCCAGAAGCATTGCGATAGATGGTCGTTGTATGGTTCGCCACCATCGAGTGCAGGTAGTTTGAGTACGACAGGAGCATATTTTTCTAGAGTCTCCTCAATCCGCTTTAAGTCCTGTAGTATGCACTGGAATCTATTTGCACACGCACGCTCTTCGATTCGATATCCGTTGTCCTTGGCATAACTCTTTATAAATTCATGGGCAGATGACTCAGTAGTCACTACCATGAACTCAGGGTCATGTCCTATTGGAGTTATTTTAACTAGTGTAGATTTCATTATTTCTCCTCCTCATTTGTTAGTTTTATTGCTATATTCTGAAACAACTGATGTAGCCTCAGGTTGATTGCTTTGGATAGTTTTAGCCTACCCAAGTGGAATGTGGGTGATGCTACTAATTCCGTATCCTCACTCACTGGGTTCAGTTTTCCCTGCTTGTACTTTTCCCCGAGGGCACGGACATCTTTAACGAAGTCCTCAAACATATCAGGGTGAACCTTGGTTGGGTCTACTACTATTGTGTCCCTGTACAGGAATGTTCCGGCAGGGAAGGGGAATGTCCCGTCCTTGTTTTTCTTTAATTCAAATATCTCAGCTAGTGCCATGATATCCTTGTTAGTTTCCTTAGGTTCTTGTCCCTTCTTCTGCTTGATTGCACACTTCTTGGAGCGATATGCCTTTCTGATTTGGATTTGTACTTCCTCACCATCTTCGCCCTCAACCAAGTATCCATTACGTAGGGAATCTGCAGTTTCATGCTCGTACAGATGTTCGTTAACAATTTCATGGATACTTCCATCGATCATTTTCTTAACACCATTTAGTGTTTCGATTTCTTTACATACATGTATGCGGTGAGATATCTCTTCTTTGATTATTTCTTCAATATCCGCATCTACAGGTAAGTAAGGATAGTTCTCATCTACCTGGGTGTCTTCTTCGCTAGTTACTCCTAATGGCATAATTAATTTAGGTTGGTTAGTTGGGCGTGGCAGAGTGCCTTCGCCATGTTTCTCGGTACACTATTACCGATTTGTTTAGTGACTTCCGCAGATGTGCCTTGGAAGTCAAAGTCTCCCATACCATGGGCTTTGGCTAATTCATCATTGGTTAGCATCCTGAACTTAATATCCAAGACACCATGCTCCATAGTCGGCTCGATCAATGCGTGTCGTGCCTTAGTGGTTAGGGTGTGGACAGGTTCGTCTACCGAGTAGACATTTTCGCCAGTGCCGTAGTATTTTGATAGGAAGGGTTGCACGAGGCAGTGCCTGCCTTTGGAAACTACTGTACTGATTGGTTCATCAGTCGTTCGACAGTTGTGACCCTTGCTTGAATGGTTATCGATCTGTACCACTAATGGTTCAAGCTGAACCAACCCATGTTTCTTGCCTCCATGTATAGTAGTGAGTGGTTGGTCAGCATCCTGTGCCGTAGATTTAATCTGTGATTCCCCTGTGCCACTAAGCTGTACAAGAAAGTTAGTCTTCACTAATGCGAAGTGCTTACCTCCGGCAGTAATGGTACGCAATGGTTCTTCAACAGACTTGGGTGAATGCTTGATAGACTCAGCATCGTTGCCATTTATCTTCACCAAGAATTCATTTACCTCTGGGCAGAACTTCTCAATCCCTGCAACGATACGCTTGAGTGTATTCTGCGACAGGGGTTTCGATCGATTGAATATTGACTTACCTTGATTATCCCAGTCAATTATCTCACGAGCAGACCGCCACTTTTGTTGAACAAACATATCGGGTTGCTTGGCATGGGATGGGTCGGGCCAAACAATCTTGCCACCACGCTTAGCCATAACGAATAAGCGTTGGCGACTAGTGACATCACCATAGTCAGCACAACATAGTACCTTCCACTCTACTGTATAGCCTAAGCCCTCAAGGGCACTTACCCATCCACGAAAGGTAGAACCTTTCTCACATTCTGGATCGATGTTACCATCAGCATCTAGGGGCGACCATGATGCCCACTCCTTGACATTTTCCACAATTACAACATCAGGTCGTAATGCTTCTGCCCATCTTAGTACATGCCAACCACTTGCACGGCTCTGATCGGACTTAGGCTTACCGCCACGAGCGACACTAAAATGTGTACACTCTGGGGAAGCGACAAGCAGATCAATCTTACCACTAGGGAATACTTTGCGTGGATCGACATTATCTAGGTTCTCACATAAGTGGTGAGCAAACCTATGGGATGCCTCATGCGTTGCTATTGCTACGGGCCAATGATTGACCGCAACCAACTCAGTATCATATCCGAGTTGTTTACAGGCATCACGAAGACCCGCACTAGTACCACCTGCCCCACAGAATAGGTCAGCGGCTACGATTTTTCTTTTAGATATCATAATTCATTCACTGGGTTGCGTGCTACTTTGTAGGTTCTTAACCTTTTGCTTAAGTCGCTCGATTTCACCCATGCAGTCATAGGCTACATTGAGTTCCTGATTGTTTATTCGAGCGACTACAGTCTTGAGCGTCTCGTCGACGGTTATGTATGACTCGTCTACCAGTGATATGGTTGTATTGTTCTTACTACTATTCCCTAGCATACACTGATGAACATGGAGTATATTGTCAGGGTTTATAAACCACTCATCGCCCCCTATATGGAATTGTATTAGTCTCATTGGTTATCCTCCCTTGCATTATCTTTGATCCGTACATCAAGCCCAAGGTTGTGGGTCGTTATTAGTTCTTTAATCATTTTGTAATATTATTTCCTCTATTTGGTGTTTATGTATATCGAAATCACTAAGTAGATATACCTCTAGTTGTTCCATTTCGTCTTTATGCTTCACCCACTCACGGCATGAGTCTATTGCCTCGTCCGAGCGGTCATCGTCAGGGGGAGAGTCCCCCATCGGGTGATTGAAATTACCACTACTTCCCAATTTCATCTTTAAACCTCCTTATGAAGTGACGGGCTGCATAATATTCCTCGGTAGTGAGTTCATTCTTGCGCCACATGGAATCTGTCTCGTCCATTAGTTTTTCAGCTATTTTGTCCACACTCATAGTTCTCATTGGTTCTTTGTATCCTCCACATAGCTAGAGAGAGTGCTTGTTATTGTTTCACTGACCTCAGAAAATAGGTCAGTAAATACTTTAACAGCAACACGCTTGGAGATTTCCTCCACTTGCTCCTCTGTTATTCCGGTACTCTCTTCTTCCTCTAAGGCACTGATTGCCTCGAGGAGTAGTTCTTTCTTTGATTTTGGCATAGCCTTATCCTCCTTTGGTTTAGGTTTAGGTTTTTGTTCAGTAAGCTCAACCAAGTCAGGCATTTCCTTTACCTGTTGGTCGACAACTTTATCAACCTCGGTTGGTTCTTTAATATTTGTAGTGTCAGGCGTATTGACCACAGGTTCATCCAAGCTCAGGTCATCCAATGATGCACCACGCTTAGGCTTTACCTTCTTGGTTACTTTTGTCTTACGATCAGGGTTGAACTTGCCATCCCTGAACATATCTGACCACTCATTGAATAGCTTGGCTTTTTCGTCATCGGATTTCTCCTTGCAACGAACAAACTCAAACTCGTGATTGTATCCAAGTGGCACAAGACATTCATCAGTCCACTTTTGTTTCATAGCAGACTGCTCAGGTCTAGTATAGTTGGACATAATATCCTCCCTGCATTTCTTGAATAATTGCCACTCTTTAGACTTCGTCGACATTTTCTTTTTCCTCCTTATGTTTAATCGAGATAACAGGTGCAGATGCATCTAGATATTCTTCGAATTTATTTATAACTTCGCCCATTTGTTGGACAGATTGATTGATTTGTTCGGCAATGATAGGAACACGCATTGCATCCCTAGCTAGGTCCTCAACATCATATCCCATTCCATTCTCCTTTCTTGATTGTTATATCTGACTCAGCACCATCCACATCAACCTTCACAACGATATCCCCACCATCATAGAGAAGTGATTCTAATTGTTTAGGGGACAGGGTGATGGAAACAGATCCATCCATTATGTTAACTACCGCACTCACTTTCGTGTGTACTCCGTACCACCATCATACTTTACCCATTTAGCATCAAATGCTCTACCAGTGGGGTTAAGATATAGGCTAAGTTTAGAACTAGGAGTAGAGTGGGTAACATCCTCATATAGTGAGCATTCACTGAACAATGGATGCCCATACATAGAACCTTCCTTATTCTTCTCAGCTTCAGTACTATTGAAGTACATACTACCTGGTCGGTCACCCTCTGCGGTTTCAAGTATCTTGAGGTACTCTTCGCCACGATCATTGAGGGATACAATGCTGATATCTTGCTCCAAGAAGTTATTATCTATTAACCAATTAGGCACATCAAACGCTGGAATCTTCCACCCATTCAAGGATAGATGCCTAATCAAATCCAATCGGTCATGCATCCTAGTCTCATATAACTTCACGCATATGAGGGAGTTTTGAAACTCTTGTAATAGATCAGTTTTTGTAATCATCTGATACGATTTTTGTTATTTGTTCTGTGAACATACACTTCCAAAGAATCCCTCTTGGAATACTGAGCTAGAGATGCACGATGCGTACGCATAGCATCAATAGCTTCTGGCGTGAGTGTTGAATACGGCTCCTGGGTACGCCAACATTGGGCGACCCCCTTTAGGTTGTCTGACGACAACGAATACATCTGGTTTTAGGCATATACTTCCTCCTTATTATATTTTAGTATTTGATTTTGAATGCGTTGCTTGAACCACGCATTTCGTGCTCCGTAATGAGCACTAATTTTTTTATACACAAAGCCCTCATAGAAATGCTCACCGCATTGTGCGTTGAACCTAAGCTGCTCCTTTGAGTGCTGATGAAAGATTAGGGGAGTGCCCGTGGTCATCATGCTCGTAATATCTTACTCGCTTTGGCCGCCAGACCCCGCCACTCTCCCCTCCCAACCATTGGGTAGCTCACCACTCTGCAGATAAGGCTTTAATAGATTACCTGCATGGAACACGAGTGGTGTGGATAGCCACATTAAAGAAACTCTATCGTAATGAGTGCATTCACTTGAGAACCCACCCATACAATCATGAACAATAATTGTATCTTTTGGACACCCACGCTCGGTGATACACATCAATTCAGCGTGGACCATATTAGCAGAAATCCCAGTCGATCATACCACGCAACTTTTCAATGTTGTCACGGCACTGATCGGCAATGATAGGAGGCAATGATTTACCATGCCTAGTCTCTACCTTGTTAGGGGATACACCTATTGCCCATCCATTATATTTATATTCAGCTAAGAATCGTGGCGGGCACTTTAGTAAGTCACTCTCGCCATGAATATAGCCCATTGATTCCGGTCTTGCGTAGTTCATGATCTGTGAGGGGATATGGTTGAAAGGCATGTGCCGTAGTTTTTTCTACGAGTAAGCCGTTTGATACGCTTAGATTGCTTGACTGGCTCACGCTCAGTCTTGCCTGATGCGACAGTCACCCATTCCTCGTCCTCGCTCTTAGTTGCCTCCTCTTGCATCTCACGGACATGAGCAGGTGTGGATAGTATATCTTCTGGTTTAGCTGACATTGGCTTCCTCCTCGTATTGGTAGTAGTTTTGTAGGCGTAGCCACTTGGCTACCTCAACCCATAGCTCATTGGACATGAGATTGATTACGCCTTCCTCCTCTTGCTTTTTCTCATTAGCAATAAGCTCATCCCCCTTCTTGATGGTTGCCTCGCAGAATTCATTGATTGCTTGAATAATGAATGGACCCACCATTGGATTGGTGTATTGGCATATATGGGCAAGGTACTCACCATTGCTCATTACACGCATGAATTCAGAATCCTCATCGGATGTTTTCATTGGTTCTGTTTCCACAGAGCTTAAGCCTGCGAAACCCTTTAGTTTTATATCGTCTATTGTCATAAATGTAGGTGTGGTAAAGTGAAATGGGGCAGGTTTGGCATGGTTCAAGGCGCTCGTAGTCCAAGACTTTGCATGCTTTATCCCTTGATCTATAACAACGCCCGATTAACTAGCGTCACGTTGCGATAAATAGACTCCTCTCGGGAACCCCAAAAGTGGTTAAAGATGTAAGTGCGGTTCTTTCACATCATGGGTGCTGGCATCAGTGATGGCATTGATGTGTCTGATATTCACATGGTAATCTTCCCCCTCAACAGGTGGGATTGTCTTGCGGTGTGAGAATTGCTCATCCACCCATCGGGTGATAAATTTAGCAATGTCAGGTGACTCAGCTGATTTAATTCCGTCAAAGACGAAGCATTGATAATCCGAGTGGCAACTATCCTCGAGTCCAACTATAGTTAAGTTAGGCATAATTCCTGTGTTTTATTAGGTTTTTCTGTTTTGATACGGGCGTGTATCCATATTTGTTTATCAAGTTCAAGGGGGGACATCCCACGACGCACGCACTCTGATAGGAAGGCATCCTCCCATCGGCTGTATACATCCCAATTACTGATCGATTGGCGTGGCACACCCTTGTATGAAGGGGGCAGTATATCTATTGGGGCATCATGGAACATGGTGTCACCAGCAAGCCATCTAAGTATATATGTATCTAAGCAGGCACACGGCTCATGAAAGACATGCATATTAAATAGGGAGGCAGTCTTTAACCCATACCCTGAGTACTTAGCTACCTTATCTAGTCTATCGCCCATCTTACCTGGAAATGTGTCATCCATAGCCATAGCCTTGAAGCCCGGAGCTAATAGATTCCACTTGCCTAGCTTACTACGCTTAATCGCCTCGGATATATAGTCATATCCAGCAATGGAACGCATTAAGCCAAACATGCTTACCATACCGATATCTTCTATGTTGATATCGATAAGCTCAGCCTTGTAATCCACCACCCATTCATGCACTACATCGAATAGGTCTTCACTAAACCGATCTAGTTTGGCTGATTGTTGATGACTATTCTTACCTGCACAGGCGGCACAGAACATAGCAAATCGCTCAACAGCCACAGCATCCCATACACCTACATTATTTCTATCCTTGTGTAGCCTACCTATGCGAACAGATGACATCTCAACATATTCATTAGAATAGCCTTTATCGTAAGCTAGACTCCCCTGTATATTGTCAGGGTCAATGGATAGAGAAATAGTAGATTTAGTACTCATCTGTCACCCCCTCATACTTCTTGATCATGTCCAATAGTTTGACTAACTTCTTAGCCCTGTTGCGTTGATGCCCACTACCAAATCTATCCTCTAGTTGATCTGCGAGATGAGAGATAATAGTAACAATAGAGTGCGTAGTGGCACTTTTGGGCGTAGCGATGGATAGCTCAGTGCCTACAACTGAATCAGATATGTTAACCTCTTGCGTGAAATGCAGTGGTATATCTATGTCATGCGTACCACTATAAACATCATATATGTCTGGTGATTTGTCTGGTGATTCCATCATAGATTAAAGTCCTCCAACATTGATTGGAGTCCATCGGCATCATCACCCATGAGGCTTGCTAGTTCATTGACTGCATCCTCATTTGTGCGAGCATCTTGACTAGCATAGTCATCATCCCTTGGTCCACGATGTGCGACTTCATCAAGGCAATGCTTGCACAACACACCTGACTTCCACCCGTCATCGCAGTCCCAGAACCTCACATGACGAGGCACAAGTCCTGCGTAGTATGGTTCTTCCTTTTGATATTCCCTGTCCCCACAAATAGCACAATAGCAACCACCCCAATAAGTGGATGAGCCAAGTGACTTTAGACCCGGGAAATTAGCAGTGCCATCAATGACATGCTGATATACTGATTTTTCTTTATCCATAGTATTTGATATTATGATGTATTAAATTAGGTCATGCTTTTAGAAACTAAAAGACAACCATTATCGAGAGATTGTTTACACAGGCAATAGTAGCGAGCCCTTGCCATCGGATCCATGTCTTCACCACCCATCACGCCATGGGCTTCAGCTAAACGATTCAGCACCGCACGGCTCATTCTATCCTCATCGGGAGTCCAGGAACTGGAAGCCTGATGGGACATAAGATATGTCATATGCTTAGATAGCTTAGAGGGGGGATAAGAGAGAGTCTTCATGAGAAGTACACATAGGTTAGAGCAAAGAGCCAAAAAGACCCAATGCATAGATTATAATATAAGAAGTTAATAAGTAATTTTCATAAGTCTTGGATGTTAAAGTGCTATGTCTAGGCGCTTGTCGTTGAAATTTATAACTACTCGCACCGCATTAGGATACATTACCTTGATGCGTCCGAAGTCTAATGAGTAGGACTCAAACAAGGTTCTAAGCAAAGGGTGCTTCTTATCTGCTGATAACCTTTCATTGTTTATAAGGTTACCTTGGTTATCTATAAGATTGATCATAATATTGCCCCCTCCAGAGGGCGGGTTAGTTAATTAGGCATAAAAAAGCACGAGCCAAAGACCCGTGCCAAGCGTTGCAATAATGATAGGAAGGCGAAAAAAAAGTAAGGGATTAACCTTACTTTATTTGATTGATAACTTTAAAAGATTTTTCAGATCCATTGGGATTGATGAATTGGAAATCCTTAGCACATTCAAAAGATTTTTTTTCCTTTTGGTTTTCAATGCATTCATTCACTTTTGTAAAATTAAGTTCAATGTCATTACCAATTTTATTTTTGCCATGATCTTCATAGATAGGGGAATAGGAATTTGATTCGATTGATTGAGTCTTTCCCCCTATTGGAGTGAATTCAATTTTCTTGAATGTCGATTTGATATTTTTGCAATGTGTAACCATATGAGAGGGCAAATCTTGGGGTAAAGTATTCTCGTCAATTACCTTTTCAATTCTCTCAGGAAAAAATCTTTTGAATGTTGCAAGACATTCCTTCCATTCAATTTCTGTTTCTTTCAATGTAAGATTTTCAAACTTTTGATTTACTACTTTAAATTCCCCAAATCTTCTATTCCTTTGCAGAATTACTTTTGTCCCGATTGATGTATGGCAAACAATTCTGCATCTTGCTTTTTGAATGTATGTGCCATGAAATAAGGTGAGTAATGGATTACTCATTCTCGCAATCAATCTAGCCGTTGACCTTCTATAGAACCTTTCCTTCTTTCATTATCTGCATCTTTGAATCCTTATCTTTGTACATATTACTTGCCTTCTTTTTTGATTTTGTTTGCGTTCAAGCTTTTTCATTATGGCGAAGCCATTCTGAATGCGTCATATTCCCAAGTTTGGTTTTCATATGTACAAAGATTAGATATTAAGATTTAAGAGTTTGCAGAAATTCGTTCAATCAATTCAGATTTCTTTCCTTTTGATGAAAGATTTAAGCTTTTACATTCTAGCCTCAATTCCTTGCAGGTTTTTTCCTCTACCGGTTTTTCTTCAGTATTTGCAAGCAATCCAAAATGATTCTTTTGATTTTGTCTTTCAAAGAATTTTTTCTCTAAATCTTCATCAAATTCAGATTCAATTTGATATCCCCCTTTGATTTTTGCTTTCCCATTATGCATTGAAATAGAGAATGATCTTCTTCCAATTGAACCTTTAGATTGAAATTCAGAAAGAAATTCCTTTCTCAGATTCATTCCCCTTTTCAGATGAAAGCCAAGCTTTATCAGTAGAGAATAAACCTTGTAAGGTTTTCTTCTGCTCATCTGAATAAACAAAATCAATTCCAAACTTGGGAAATTCCTTAGGCAAATTCGTTGAATGATCTGCATAATTGCAAATCGACTCGAATCCTTTTTGACTTGGGAAAATCTTGTTTTCCTGAAGGAAAGTTAAAACATCTGCTTCCCTTTGTTCAATTACTGATGAAAGGGCAATCCCGTCAATGTCATGCTTCCCATCATTCTTTAATGCAATTGCTTCATTCAATGAAGATTGCAATTCTTTCAATCTATCAATCGCAAGCAATGATCTTTCTGTTTCCTCATTTCCTTTTGATTCAATCAAAAGAATCTTTCTTTTTAGATTCATTCTATTAGCAAGAATGAATGTACCGAATATGTGTTTTTTCATAATTATAATTTAGTTATTATTTTTGGTTTGGTTTGGTTAAAATA